TCAGGCCTCCTCAACGTCGTGATACTCTTCGCACGCCTGCAGCGTGTTCTGGATCAGGGTGGCGACGGTCATCGGGCCAACGCCGCCGGGAACCGGGGTGATGTAGGACGCGCGTTCGGCGGCATCTTCATACACCACGTCGCCGACCACTTTGCCGCTTTCCAGACGGTTGATGCCGACATCGACCACAATCGCCCCTTCTTTAATCCACTCGCCAGGAATAAAGCCCGGTTTGCCCACCGCGACGATCAGCAGGTCGGCGTTTTCGACATGATGGCGCAGGTTTTTTGTAAAGCGGTGGGTGACGGTGGTGGTGCAGCCGGCCAGCAGCAGCTCCATGCTCATCGGGCGACCGACGATATTGGAAGCGCCAATGACCACCGCATTGAGGCCGTAGGTGTCGATATTGTAGCGTTCCAGCAAGGTCACGATACCGCGCGGAGTGCACGGACGCAGGCGCGGCGCGCGCTGGCACAGGCGGCCAACGTTGTAAGGATGGAAGCCGTCGACGTCTTTATCCGGCGCGATGCGCTCGAGAACTTTGACGTTATCGATCCCTGCCGGCAGGGGCAGCTGAACCAGAATACCGTCGATGGTCTTATCGGCATTCAGAGTGTCGATAAGCTCCAGCAGCTCGGCTTCGCTGGTGGTTTCCGGGAGATCGTAAGAGCGGGAGACGAAGCCCACTTCTTCACATGCTTTGCGCTTGCTGCCGACATAAATCTGCGAGGCCGGGTTGCTGCCGACCAGCACGACGGCCAGCCCAGGGGCGCGTTTTCCGGCCGCAACGCGAGCCTTCACTTTTTCCGCAACCTCAGAGCGTACCTGCTGCGCAATCGTTTTACCGTCAATAATTTTTGCTGCCATCAGAGAGAGGATTCCATCTGTATCTTTACGAAAGGGGGATGAGGATATTTTGTCAGAAGCGGGCCTCGCTGTCAGTCCTCGTTTGCTGTTTTATCCTGTCTGAGGCTAATTTAGCCTGTTATGACCATGGTTATTACATGGTTATTGGTGCGTTGCGCCTGGCCACTGAGTCGATTTACGCGCGCATTAGGCCCGGCGGTATGCTTCTTGTACAGTTGGTGGAGGATATTTCGCCAGCGTCGTATAAGCCCCGCAGTTTCCTGGCAAAATGGATTGACTCAACCGACGTGGACCGTATAATTCCACGCGTTTCACTCCGCGAAGCACTCGCTTCTCAGGGCGCCCTTAGCTCAGCTGGATAGAGCAACGGCCTTCTAAGCCGTAGGTCACAGGTTCGAATCCTGTAGGGCGTGCCATTAAGAAACAATCACTTACGCCAGTCTTAAACCAGCCTGATTTCCTCCTTGTGTCGTATTTGTGTCGCTAGCGCCAAAAATGGCGTCAATTTTCCGTGCGTGTTCGGTCAGGTGGTTCGGCGCCAGGTGAGCATAACGACGTACCATCTCAATGCTCTCCCATCCTCCCATTTCCTGCAGTACAGAAAGCGGGACGCCGGACTGGATCAGCCAGCTCGCCCAGGTGTGCCGGAGGTCGTGAAAACGGAAATCCTCGATCCCCGCTTTTTTCAACCCGGCGCGCCAGGCGTTATTGTCATCCACCCGCATTTTTCTAACCGCGGGCGTTAGTGTTCCATCAGGGCGATGTTTAGCCGTGGTGTGAACGAACACCCACCGGGAGTGCTTCCCTATCTGATCCCTTAATACCCTGCATGCGGTATCATTCAGAGCTACGCCAATCGCCTTTCCCGCTTTTGCGTTCTCCGGATTTACCCATGCAACCTTTCTCTGCATATCGACCTGCTGCCACTCAAGCCCGATGATGTTTGAGCGGCGCAGGCCGGTTGCCAGTGCAAATATCACCACTGGCTTAATGCTCTCCGGCATGCACTCGATCAACCGCTCAGCTTCTTCTCTGGTCAGCCACCGTATCCGCTTACTGATCGGCTTGCGGGTTTTGATAACAGGAGCTGTTTTTATCCAGCCCCAATCATTCGCCGCGGCCCTGAGAAGGGATCGAATGAAGGAAAGGTGTTGCGCCTTCGTCGCCTGCGAAACCTGCCGTGGTTTGTACTCCGGAACAGGCTTACCCTTCCTCAGCGCGGCATCACGCTTACTCTCCCACACCTGCAGGTGCTTACGGTTGATCATCCCGTTAACGGCTTCGTGAACTTCCTCCGCCGTTATCTTCGAGATATCACGGCCGGAAAAATGCTGCAGCCAAAACTCAATTTTGGTTTTGTCATCATCCAGCGATCGCTTATGGTCCTTTTCCCGCAGCCACCGGATGCAGCACTCTTCGAAGTTTCTGACGGGCAGGTCGCCGATCTGGTCAACCCGCCACGCTTCCGCCTTCAGCTTGTCGTGGAGCTCCTGAGCCTGCTTTTTGTCCCCCGTGCCAAGAGATCGCCTAACTCTTTTTCCTGACGGCGTAAAGAAATGACAGTGCCACACGCCGCCCCTGAGGGTGATTGACATAAAACTTCTCCTTTATGTTCACCCGCGTTCGCGATGACAGGATCGCGCGGGGTTTTCAAATATGCAATACACGCAGCCTCGGTCGTTCTGTACTTATTGCCGACCTTGCGGCCGGCGAGCTCTCCAGACTCAATTAGACGGTAGATCACCCGCGCCGACACGATGAGCAAATCGGCGGCCTGCTGTGCTGTTATCGGTTTGTCAGATGCCATATCACCTCCGATGCTTACCGCGTAATTCCTCTTCTTCTTGGCAATCAGCACAGCGCTGGCAGCCCGCCACCAGTTCCCTGCGCCGAGCCGGTATCTCTTCCCCGCAGTCGCGGCAGTGAGTAGCCGAGACTGCGTTATGGTTGATGCGACATTTCGCAATGGCGGCTTCCCGCTGGAGTTCCGCTAACTCGTTGGCCTGATCGATGATTTCTGGCATGTCAGCGCTCCTTTATCTTTCCGTTCAAAATGCCGATTTCCACATAGAGATGGCTTGGCGTTAACCCAAGCTGCCTTATCAGCGGCATGCATCCGTTGAGGATCGGTCGTGATATCTCGTCGCAACTTAAAGCGGGGGATGACCGACGTTTTGCCTTAACCTCATCGTTAGCCCTGTGCGCGATATTTCTGAGTGCATTTTTCTTTTCTTCTGGCGTCATGCGACCCCCATATAAGCGCGAATGAAAGCCGCAGCAGCCTGTGCGTTTATGGCATTGCCGTAACCCTTCAGGCGGCCGACGCGGTTGCTGCTTGCCACTCTTGCCACCCCGGGCTCGACTCGTCCCATACGTGCGGCAGCCCCATCAACCAGCGGGAATGTGCCGGGTTCAACTGGACGCCATTTTCCATCTCGACAAAAGAGCCAGTCCGCATCTCGCCAAAAACCGTTAACCTCAAGGGGCCGGTAATCCCCGCGAAGTCCTGCAGACGCTGCTGGGTCTTGCTCCCGTTCTGTCGATACATGTTCATGGCCGCATCCACTGATGGCGATCGAGTGTTGCTCGTTGTCGGTGTTGGCCATCCCGTCATGAACGCCTGGCGCGGCAGCTGGTCCAGTCGCTCTTTCCCGTCCCGCTGCGCCGTCATTCCCGCCGAATCCTTCCAGTCGCGTGACGTTGGAGTTACCCAGCCCGCCATCTTCACCAGCCCGGCAAGATTCTCCAGCCCTCTCTTTGTTTCTGGCTGATCCTTTGTGTTCGCGACCGGCGTCGGCCAGCCAGACAACATCGTCGCCGTCTGAATATTCATCCCGCCCTGGCGCCCGGACGTTCCCGCGCCGGTCACTGATGACGCTGTTGGCGTTGGCCACCCAGTAGGCCCGCTCTCTGATGTGCGGCGCACCGACGCCCGCTGACGTAAACGGCACAAGCCCGAAGGCGTATCCCATTCCTTCCAGGTCAGCTTGTACAAGGTCGAACCATGTGTTTGCGTTACCGCTTGCAACCTGTTCGCCAAAGACATGCTGAGGTCTGCGCTCGCTGATGAGGTGGAAGAAGTGGGGCCAAAGGTGCCGCTCGTCAGCAAACCCATCTCCTTTGCCTGCCGCGCTGAAAGGCTGGCACGGGCAGGAGCCAGTCCAGACCGAGCGATCGTCAGGCCATCCGGCGAGGCGGAGGGAATGGGACCAGACGCCGATACCGGCGAAAAAGTGGCACTGGGTAAATCCTCTGAGGTCGTCAGGTGTGACATCTTCAATACTCCGTTCGTCAACTTCGCCCGGGGCGATATGCCCGGCGGCTATGAGGTTACGCAGCCACTGCGCCGCGAATGGGTCGATCTCGTTGTAGTAAGCTGCCGCGCTCATGCTGCCTCCGTCTTCACAACGTCAATGGCGCAGCCAGGTATCAGCTCAACTGAAGCGGTGGCGCACTGGTTACCCCAGTGGCTCCAGCCTGGCGCTGCGCTGCGGCTGAATAACTCAATCCGCGGCACGTCGCCGTAGAGCAGCTCCAGGCGGTGGCGAACTTCCCACGGTTTCTCGCTGTGCGCGCCGAGTGGGCTGTAGACCACCTGCTTAATGCCGGCGTGCTTGCGCTCCAGCCCGGCGCCGCGAGTGGCGATCAGCACGTCTTCCGTGTTGGCGCGGGTGTGGTTACCACCGTTCATGCGTGTCTCGGCATTCAGCAGGGCGAGGAAGTCGTAAAAATCGGTCACATCGCCCTCTGCCAGAGCCTTGGTAATGCGCAGTTCGGCCAATTGGTTCAGCTTCACCCAGGTGAAGCCCTTCATGGTGCGCACCGTAAATCCCCAGGCCTCGGCCAGCTCCATCGCCTCCTGGTTGTGGGTGCCGGTGTACCACATCGCCAGCACAGCGTTATCCGCGGCGAGCTCCCACACCGGGAGCCGCTTCATATCGAGCAAGCTCATGGTGGGGTAGTGGTCGACGGCGGCGCCGTTGCTAATCGTGTTCCCGTAAGACCAGGCCGGGTCGGCATAGATAAGTGAGTAGCGGTTCATAGGACTGACTCCATTTCATCGATATAGAGGCCAGATGCGATAAGCCGGCGGCGACGTGCCGCTTTATCTATACATTTCTGACGGTTGCCAGAGGCGGCCTGAGCCATCGAGCGCTTAGTGAACAGGCGCGTTTTACCCTGCGGGGTAATGACCTTTGGCCTTGTGACCAGGTCAAAGGTGCGATCACAGATGCCGTCCTCGTTGAGCCAGGTTTCCGATGCGATCAACTGTGCAATGCGGCCTTCTCCCTTGGTTATGCCGTTCGCAACGCGGTTAAATTCGACAAGCGTCACGCCGAACTTCTCCGCTATTTCGCTGCCGGTTACAGGGCGGCCGCGCGTCTGAATCATCCAGATCACGCGCTCGCGAAGGCCGGAGAATTTCCCTGCTTTGCCGGGCCTGCGGTAAAATGGAGTGCGTTTCATTTCCACTGCTCCCCGAAGGTAAAGCCGATCTCCGCCAGCGATTCGTCCATCTTGCTGATGAACTCCGGCACCATTTCGTTGAAGTCGGACATGTATTTGTCGTCGCGCTCAACAACCACATGGTGAATGCCTTCTCGCTTCATGCGAGGGTCATAATTCGCGAAATACCAGGCATCCTTCCCGGTTACCCACATACTGAATTGCACCTGGGCCATGTAGGCGGATTTGATAGCCTCGAAGCCGCCAAGCCTGAATTTCATGAAGTCGCGAGAGGTGAAAGGGCACTTCAGCTCAAGGCCGCGGCCATCACTGCACAGGCCGTCTGGTGAGCAGGCGGTGCGCATACCTTCGTCACGGAAAAGGATCGGCGACTCGGTTACCTGCACGTCGGTGGTGAACTCAAACAAGGTGCGAGCATCGGCCTCATACTGTTTCCCCCAGGCCAGCGCCTTGGCGTTAACTTCCGGCGCCGCGCCGGTGCAAACCTCTGCGAGCAGCGTGTGGAAATAAGACATTTTCATGTCAGTCCACTTGGTGCCTGATCTCGGCTTCGAAATGACGTTATGGACTTCCGAGGCGGTGATCACGCCCAGGCGTAAGCGGTGCCAGGATTCATCACCCTGCTCAACGCGGGTAACGTCAATGCCAGTGCGTGCAAGGATAATTTCTGGTGTCATGCTGCCACCTGCGCTTTTTTCTGGAGGAAGCTAAAGCCTTTCTGCGCTTCTTCTTCGGTGAGCTGTGATGCCTGGAAAATGTCACGCTTGAAGATGTTGCTGCACAGAGGCAGGAAGTCCTGATCCCAGTCCTTATTCAGGGACGTCAGTAGGTCGGTAATTGCCTGCAACGTTTCCTCACTGGCCACCAGGGGTAGCGCCTCTGTCGTGGTTCGCGGCGTTACGTCACGCGCATCCACTTCCAGCGTTTTACCTTCCATCTCTTCGGCAGTGGGCTGCTGGCCAATTTCAGGCCACGCCTTACGCAGAGCCTGGGCCTCGGCACACTTCGCCAGCTGGCCATAAGGGCGCTTTTTCCACATAGCATTTGGCGCGGTAGTGTCGCGGCCGGCGGTGGCATAGTTCTCAACCCAGTATTCTTTCGCGCTGAATTCGACGATCTCCCCGCTCGGCATGCGCTTGCTGACCGTATACTTGCACCATTGAGGTACGGTCACTTCAATACCGGTAAGCGTCAGAGTGACGTCCGGGCCGAACTCTGGTTCTTTTGCGCCAGCGTAATCACCGGAGCGATCGGCCTGAATCCGATAAAGCCCGATGCCAGGCATAACCACATCGCGCCACTCGCTTTTACCCGACTTCGAGTCCTTAACACTCATTGGCACCAGATGAACGGGCTTCAGAAGCGGATCGAGGCTTCTGGCCCGGCAGTAGTCCAGCGCCATCATTACTGATTCGTCTTTGGCGCCAGGATAAATACTGTTCTTGAGAGCGCTCCAGGTAGCGCAGTCAATGCCTCGCTCAGCAAGAGAGCTGGCTGTAATCACAAGTTCGTTAGCCATTGCTATTCCCCAAAGTTAAAACGGGCAGCCGGTGCGGTGATCCCAGTCGTATTCCGCCTGGGCGTAAGCTACTGCCGAAATGAGATCGTTATATGCCTCGCCAACTGCATCGCTGCGGAGTCCTTCGTATGGGCTTTTGTCCATAGGTACAGAGAAGCGGAACAGGCCTGACGGCTCTTTCGGCAGGGCGTCGATAATTTCCTGCGCACGATCGTCAATCCACTTTTCCTTCTCTTCGGTGAGCAACTGTTCAGCCCATTTCCGTTCTTCGATGACGTCGTATGCGCGGTATGCGTTCATAGCTCGCTCCTGAAATTTGGTTGTGAAACGCCCGGCACCGTAATGGCTGCCTGATAGCTCAGTTAAATTCGTGCGCTGATATGCGCGGTTAATGCGTCCCGGCTGGTACCAGGTTCGGTTCGATATTGCGTGAAGCGTATGGCCGGCGGATGTGGCGCAAATTGCCCTGCGGCTCATGCCAGTAGCTGCCGTCGCGATAGTCGAAGCTGACCAGCCAGGCGGCACCGGTGCGGCGATTGCGCATCATCACGGCGCGTCCGTTGTTAGGAATTGAGTTAGCCATTGAACACCCCCGTAACGTGCAGAATTTTGATAATCAATGCTGTCCAGATAACGCCGCAGATCAGCAGGCAGTAAATCAGTGAACGAATGCCTTGTTTGCTCATTTGCCACCCCAGCACGGATAGCTAACTGCGATAACAGCAACCAAAAACGGAACGACCTTTAACCAAAAACTACGCCATGCAGGCTTGTCTTCTTCGCGGATCATCTCTTCACCTTTGCCTTATCGCGGCTAACGGGACGTTTTGACTTCACCCCGGCGTTGCCGGTGTTGTTTGGATGAGTTAATTTAAAACCATAGTTGTTTTATAGTCAACAACAATAGTTGTTTAAATGGCTGGAATGGTTTTATTTGGTTGTTTTTATTGGTTATTTATTTTTGTAAAGCGTGCTGGTAAGCTCAAAAAAAACGCCAAAGAGGGTAGCGCCATGTCGAATGAGGATGAGTTTTTCGCAGAAATGCACCCGCAGATAGCGCAGATTATCGGGATAGCGGTTATGCAGCTGCTGGTTGAGAATCGCGAGCCATCAAGAGAGGCGCTGATAGAGATGATTCAGGTGTTGTGGCAGGGTGACAAGGTAGATTTGGCAGTAGAGCTGGCACTGGATGTGCTGATGCTGAGGGAAGAGTAGGGCCGGTAGTCAACGGCTTGCCAGCAGTGATGTCGTTAACTATGGGGATCGGGGCGATGTTCAAATGGTGGGCAAATGAAGATAAAAAGTAGATATTTTCTAAATAATCAATTGCTTGTGTTGGTGGTCGGGTGCTGTCACATATGGATCGGAAGGCACTAAAAACCCGGCGCGGTGGCCGGGTCGGGGTGGTTAAATTATTTTCTTGATCATATAGTTACGACGGGAAGTATTTATTCGCTCATTATAAACTTCAGAAACACTAGCAGTTAATGTTATGCGCTCACCAACTTTATATCTATTTTGAATATCCTGAAGCATATCAATTGGATATGATGCTTTAATCTTTCCATTGTCACTTGCGATTTCAAGCTTTCCATACATAGACAAGACTGCCAGTTCACCAGAAATAATTTCATCGGGTAGCTTAGAAATTTTAGTCATGGCTAATCTATTGGTAAGGCGATGAATGCCATCAGAATTTATCGAGACATGTTTAGTCCCATCACTGAGTGGGCCAATCCAGGTAAGATCAAAATTCAAGCTATTCCTTTCGCATTCATCAATAATATTCTTAAGGTTAATCGTTGAATTCGAACCAATTTCAGAAATTTTAGCCATAAAAGTTTCTTCATCTGCTGCTTCAAGCAATGAGAAAATTTCCTTCACAGCTTGGCTAGACACTGTTTCAACAAGTTCACATGCGCCAGTGGAAAAAGTAACTCCGAGCTTTGTCGAGCCTGGACCTAGGTCTGCAAGCCTCAAATTTAGCGAATTTTTAACATCATTTGGGACGCGTCGCGAGTCCTTCCCAGAGCCAATACGATGTACTGCTTTCTGTACCAAAGCCGCTAAATTTCCTGAAATAATTGACAGGATTTCTAATGGTATTGAGCCAAGATCAACCAAAACACCTTTTAGACGCAGTTCCATAAAATCCTGCAAGGGATGCTTGTTTTCGATGGCTAGTTGTTCAGCCCGGAGATCGCTTAAATGAGAGTCCAAAGATCTATACAGGATATCATCAGCAAAGGATCTTCCCTTGTGCTGGGCAAGAGAATCCACGTCACGCTGAACAAAGGCGATTTTCTCTTTCAAAGAGTTGAAAGTTTTATCATCGTTCATAACATGACCCTCGCAAGCCCTTTTGGATTCTCCTTCCTATCAAAGCCAAACCATCCGCGCCAGTAACTCCGCCTCTCATCGTAATCGAGATCTGGATGATTTTCAGCCAATAACAAGACATCGATGTTAAAATTTAACTTAACATAATCTCTATTTAACAAAGTGCTAACCGTTGGTTTCAGCACGTCGGGCAAATTGTTTAAAGCTAAAAAATCAATAACCACTAGAATGTCTACATCATCGGGCTCGGGTTTTTGAGTAGTAAAAGAACCATCGAGCCACACCTCTGTAAAACAGCGACACTGCTGGTTTATTGCTCTAAAATGCTCAATTAACTGTATGTAATTACAGTATAGCATACTCCTTCTAACGGAATTCGGAAATGCTTCCACGCATAATGACTTGATTTTATCATCATCAAAGTCATGGAATCCGGGAGGGAGCAGGGGAGGGAAGCAAGGCTTGTCCATCCTATGTCCTTATTATTATGCTAAAAGATCACAGCTAATATGATAATTTATGCCGCATTTCTACGACCTCTTCTCTTCCAAACGTCTGGATAGAGGATTTCTTTTATTCACTCAAAATCATCCCGCTCATCCTTCCGCTTGAAGAAAACTTTATCCAGCCTGAGCACTATCCCCACCAGTCCGATAATCAGTAAAGTAATGAGTATTGGGATAATCAGATCAGACATGCTTCCTCTGCGTGCTAAGGCTTTACCCATGCTTCCTGTACGTCTGCGGCATGCTGCCGATCACCTTGCCGAACACGAACACCCGGTTCATCTCGTCTTTCTCGATCGGGTCCCAGGCTGCATAGCTCTTGTTATCTGAGATAACCAGCAGCTTGTCCTTCATCTTCTGCAGGCGCTTGACGTGAGCAGTGTCGTCGTACAGGAAGGCGTATATCCCGTCGCCGTCGAAGCTCTTAACGCTGATGTCGACGAACAGCAGATCACCCGGCTCAATCGTCCCAGACATGCTGTCGCCCCGGACGTTGATGATCCGGATGTTCTCAGCCTTGCGCCCATCGAACATGTGGCGCGCTTCCGCTGGCGCATATTCAACGGAGTGGAGAATCTCCACGAACTCCTGATTCACAATGCCCGGGCCGGCACTGACGGCCAGATCCAAAATGTCGACCCTGAACACATCATGATTTATGTGTGAAGGCTTCTTGTCATCTTCACCATCAGCCCTCATGGCGCCAGTTCCCGAAGAAAGCCACTCAGGTCTCACCCTTAAAGCCTTGGCTATATCGAGCAATTTTGTGGTCTGAGCAGCCCTTCCAGTTTCAATCTTCTGGATCGCAGCCTGACTAACTCCAACAGCATCTCCCAGAGTCTTCTGGGTCATGCTGGCAGCCTTTCTGGCTTCTCTTAATCGTTCTGCAAGTGTCGTTTTCATCTTCTCAATTTACAACCATGGTTTTATAGCGGCAAACGAAAATGGTTGTTGACTAAATACAACTAAGGTTTTATTCTTTGTTTGTATTTACTACGGAGGTTGTCATGAACCCAACCATTAAAACCGCAATTAATATTGTCGGCTCTCAGAAAAAGCTTGGTGAAGCCTGCGATGTTTCTCAGCAGGCGGTTTACAAGTGGCTCCACAACAAGGCAAAGGTTTCGCCTGAACATGTAAACAGCATCGTAAATGCAACTAATGGGGAGGTTCAGGCGCATCAAATTAGACCAGACCTTCCAAAACTATTCCCTTCTCCGAAGGGCGTTCCGGCCGCCTAACCAGCGGCCTCCCAATCAACACCAGAGGAAGTATCACAAATGGAGAGTTCAACGACACGCAACAAAGTGGAGGCTCGCAGGATAGAAAGCTGGTTACACAGCCAGATAGCTGAACTGGGAACCACGAATATCGCCAAAGTGGCCGGAGTGAATAAGTCGACGGTGAGTCGCTGGCGGGAAAGTCTGCTGCCGAACATGTCGCTGCTGCTGGCCATCCTGATTTCTAACAGGACGGGAGAGAAAGGTGACTTCGAAGCATGAGTGGGAACAGAAAGGCGAAAGCCGCAGTGCGCGAACACTAACGGCTTTCAGGTGCAAAAACGAAGAGGTAATTGCGAGGTAATTATGCCTGGTAAATCTGTAAGAGTAAACAATCCGGAGGTAGCACGTGAGCATGTCACTTATGGCGAAAGCAATGGGGGTCAAAGTGGGAAACTCACTGCGTAAGCTCGTTCTTATCAAGCTGGCCGACAACGCCAATGACAAGGGCGAATGCTGGCCTTCGTATCAACACATCGCCGATCAGTGCGAATGCAGCAAATCCGCTGTTCGCAACCATATTGATGCGCTTGAGGATATGGGGCTGCTCAAGCGTGAAAATCGCGTAGGGGTCAACAACGGGAAAGGTAATACATCCAACGTGTATTATCTGAACCTTGATGCTACCCCTATGCCATCAAAAAGCACAGGGGTATGCCATGAAATAGCACCCCCTATGCCATCTGATGGCACACCCCCTATGCCACCAGATGGCACCAGAACCAGTCACTCTTTTGAACCAGTCACTGAACCAGACTCTCTCTCTGCGCGAGGGCAGTTTATCAGCGAGGCTGCAAAGCGACGGATCGGGATTTCACCCAACGGGGAAATACCTTTCCCTCCTGCCTTCAAGCCATCGGCAGATCACATTGCGATTGCCTCGGAGAAAGGGATCAACATTGAAACCGAGTTGCTGAACTTTCGTGATTATCACCAGGCCCGCGGCACAAAGCTGATCGACTGGAACTCGGCATTCCGGGTGTGGCTCAGGAACGCGAGAGTTAATCCGCTTTCCGGGCGCCAGAGAAGCGAACCTGAATCACCACACTGGAACAGCCCTGAAGGCTGGAAGGACTTCATATGACCGCTCAGCTTATGACCGCGATCAGCAATCGCGATGGTGATGCGCTGGCCAGAATGGCCGCAGGTAGCACGGAGCCGCAGAGGCTTCTCGATTTCGAAGCTGAAAGGCTGGTTGACTCCCTGTTCCGTCAGCTGAAGCAGATCTTCCCGGCGTCAACGCAGACCAATCTGCGCACCGACGCCGAAGAGAAGACAGCGAAGCGCCAGTGGATTGCAGCTTTTGCCGAAAACGGGATCCGCACCCGCGAGCAGTTATCCGCCGGCGTGCGACATGCGAGAGCCAGCGAATCGCCGTTCTGGCCATCGCCGGGCCAGTTCATCAAGTGGTGCAAGGATAGCGGCACTGTGCTCGGCGTGACTCTTGTCGACGTGATGAACGAGTTCCACCGCTACAGCCGTGAGAAGGGGCTGCATACCGGCGGTGCTGAGCGCTTCCCGTGGTCTCACCCTGTCATGTACTGGGTTGTTACCGATACCCGGCGAGCAATGTACCAGCGCCAGCTCAGCGAGGCAGAAACCGAGAAATATGCCGCTAAAAAGCTGGAAGACTGGGCGCTGAAAGTCGCCGCCGGAGAACAAATACCGTCGCCGGTACTGGCTCTGGAGAACAACCAGGAAGCCATTCCGACAAACCATGTCAGCCGGCAGCAGGGGTTTCACCCTGAAGGCAAAAGCTTCGGATGTATGCCAAGCGCGGCATCGCTCGGTGCGTTAACTCCGGCTCAGTGGCTGCGGGATGAATACCTGCGCGGGAAAGAGAGAGGGCTTATCTGATGAAAAAGAACTCGGGCAAACAAGCCGTAATCAATTACGTCGGCCAGCATCCTGGCTGCAGCTTTCAGGATATCCGCCGCGGTACCGGGCTTGACTCTTCAGTAGTCAATTCCTCCCTGTGGCAGATGCACCGTGACGGCCAGGTACAGCGTGAGGGTGAGTGCAGGAGCTACCGGTACACACAGATCGACACGACAGCTGTCACCGAAAGCGATCCGTCTGTTCAGTATCGCCAGCGTCCTGGCGGCGTAAACCCAATGACCAACCTGTTTAACCAGTGCCTGGCTGGAGTAAGAAAATGATTTTTCTCAAATTAACCCAAAAATCAACGGTAGAGCGCCAGGGTAAATATGGCTGGGTGCCTGAAACAGTTGATGAGCCTGTGTTTGTTGCCGCAGACCACATCGCCAGCATGTATTTCGCTGGTCTGACGATTCTGAAAATGACCTCCGGAGAACGCATTGACGTGAAAGAGACCCCGGAAGAAATCATCGCCATGCTTACCGAAGGAGCCGCCAAATGACTATCACACTACAGGCAGTAAACGAGCTCATCGCCTCCCTGGAGAGCGCAGGCGAGCTGTCGATCAAAGAGACAAAGGTTATGGCGCTGGCTAAAGCGTACCAGCAGCTGGCGGCGGAGAATATGGCGCTGAAGAACGCCATTACAGACCATAGTCATTCGGTTCACTTCTGCGAGGTTTGCGGAAAGGATGATCCGTGCAGCACTGACGATGTTTGTTATGCGCTGAAAAATATCCCCGCCACCGATCGCATCGTAGCCGAAGCCGAGGCGCGCGGAGTTGAGAAGGCCATCGCCCACCTGGAGAAGAAGTTCAGCAATATCGGCGTGCAGATCATGAATTTGCAGTGGCTGGCAGACTCGCTGCGCGAGGGATCCGACAAATGAGCCTCGCTACTTATCTCAATACCGGTTTAGCCATTCTTGGATGGGCATACATCATGTTCAAAACAGGCCAGTGGATTACTAAAAATGCTCTGAGGCAGTGGGACAAGCGTCGTAAGGAATCTCGCCGCCAGAAAGCTGTGAATGAGTTTTATGACGCCTTTGAGCTTAACAGCCTGGAACCTGGCTCTACCGTTCGCCTGGCCACTAAAGGCGACCTGACAATCATGATGTTCCGCAGCGAGGGGGACGACAAATGAGCAACCGAATCCCTAACTTCGGCTGGAACCGCCTGAAACTGGCAACGCTCACCTATGAGCAATTGGCGGAGCTTGAAGAACAAGTGAAGGCTGAGCATGCCTGCAAAAACGGAATTCACCTCTTCGACAAAGCCGGTCAGCGCAAACTCGATGCCCTTAGCTGGGCCGTATACAACAAGCAGAAGGCGGAGCGTGCAGCATGACAACTGATATCACCGAACTGGCGCAGAGCCTGAAAGCGGCAGCAGATAGAGAGATGATTTGCAGAGATGGCGCCGAAACTTCTGAAATCTGGGAAAGAACTGTAACGCCGGAAAACATCCTCGCGCTGGTAGAGGCGCTTATCTCATATGGCATCAAGGTGGAGGATGAGTGATGTTCAAAATCGAAAGTTCCGAGCGGAGACTGAAGCGCGTCCTCAAAGAGAACGCCGGTAAATTCACCATCGACGAAGACGGCGGAATCCATACCAACTGGCAGCATCCAGAAGTGCAGGAAACCATGCGCAGGCACTTTGAGGCGCTCAGCAAAATTAAGGTGGACCGGAAATGAGCGAATTTTCACGAGAAACACTACTCAACATTATCGAGACTGACCATGTGCAATGCGGTGAGGCTTCGGCATTGGCCCGCATGGCGCTGGCCGCAATGGACAGCAGCGAGTCGGTTGAACTGCCTCTTGACTACCTGCAGGGACACAAAGACGGTCTGGAATGGGCCGCCCAACTGGCAGAAGCCAATCACCCTGAAACAGGAGACTGGGTGTACGATGACCCTATCGAGCTGTCAAAAGCTATTCGCAAAGGTCCAGATATGCCGCCATCGCAGCCGGTAGCGGACAGCGAGCCGGTGGCGATAATTGACCAGGCTAACCTTGACTATCTCCGAAGTGGTGCTGATGCCGATGTGTGGCCTCCTGAGCGCGAAGAGATGGGAGATGTGCTTCTCTATCGCCACGCGCAGCCAGCGCCAGTATCCTATAGCGACTTTGAGGAATTCTGGTCAGCGTACATCCATCCTCTGGCGCAGGATGACGAATTAAAGGGCTTCTCGTGGGGCATCTGGAACGCCTGCGTCTCTAACTCGCAGCCAGCGCCGGTAGTGCCGGAGGAAATGCCATGCGGTGGTGCTGCTGACGATTATCACGACGGATATCAGGACGGCTGGAACGCCTGCCGCGCCGCCATGCTCCAGGCTGGTACCCTCAACAATGAGGGTACCAAACAAGCATGGACTGGCATCCCTGATATCGATAACGCCATCAACATGCTCGACCGCATCGATACACTGGATAGTTGCGATGATGACCGTATTGAGGCTGTTAAGACCGTTTTGCGCCGACTTGCTGGCAACTCTCCGGTAATTCCGGATGGTTACGTGATGGTGCCGAAGGAGATGACTGATGAAATTGGCGAGGCCATAGCCATGCAGGCGAACTGCTGTGGTGGCATAGCGCTTGATATCTACGACGCCATGATCGCAGCCGCTCCGCATGATACCCCCGCTCTCAACTCGGTGCAGAGCGTCGTTCATGTCTCAGATGGATGGATTCCGGTAAGCGAGCGGATGCCGGAGGATGATGATTTTGTCTATATCTGGCCTCGTCCTGACTTTGGTGTTGAGCTTCACATAGGCCAGTACTGCGAACGTAACCATAAAGGTGGCGGCTGGTATGCTCAGGTTTATGAGCAAAACTATGGCATCGAGTGGCACCCAATTACTGTAACCCACTGGATGCCGCTGCCGGCCGGGCCGCAGGGGGTGAAAGGTGAGTAAAGAAGTCATTACCATCAAGGCTCAAAGCCAAGAGATGGCGGAAAAGCTGGCGAGAGGTGTATGGGCGGTTTGCCCGGACGCAGAAATCAAACTGTCCTACCCAAAGCCATGGCTTTTCACCTGCCAGATAACCTCATGGGTAGGTAAGACATTTTCAGTGCAGATTTCAAATGCAATGCCGAAATGTTTCACTGAATATTCATCACCGGAATAGATTTATCCGGCTTATTCACAGGTATCTGAATCCCCCGCAGAACGTAAAGCCTCCAGTTGAAATCAAACCCCTCTCCGGAGGGGTTTTATCGTATATGCTCATTTTGCTTTTATCCCCGGGAAGGGCGATAATTACCTGGTCAGTCTGGACAACTGACAACTTTACCCCGGCGCCAAGTGGGGACACATGGCGCAAACACTGCAATTTGAGAAAAGTTATCAAAACGTACTGATTCCCGCAGAGCCGGGAACCAGCGAATACCTGCAACTTATCCCCGTAGGACAACTGCTTTGCGGTGAGTTCCGCAAGCCCCGGAATTACGCATTCCACAAAAAGTTCTTCAAGCTTCTGACTCTCGGATATCACTACTGGGCGCCTTCCGGTGGACTCATTGAGCCCGCGGAGCGTACCCTCATATCCGGGTTTATCGACTTTCTCTCATCCGACCTCGATCAGCGCGCTGCACTCCAGAACGCCGCGGAGATGTATCTCTCCTCGGTCGGCATCTCCCGTTCCCGCGATATGGCGCTTCTGAAACACTTCGAATCCTTCCGCGAGTGGGCAACCATTCAGGCTGGCTTTTACGACGAATACCACATGCCTGACGGCAGCCGTCGTCGTGTCGCAAAGTCGATCTCCTTCGCCAGCATGGACGACAGCCAGTTTAACGGCGTCTACAAATCAGTGCTGAATGTGCTCTGGAACTACATTCTGCGTCGCAAATTCCACTCGCCGGCTGAGGCTGAAAATGCCGCCAGTCAGCTGCTGAGCTTTGCGGGGTGATGGCTATGCAATGTCTTCTCGCCAAAGTAATGGAGCGCGGCATCTTCCGCGTGCCGGCGCGCCGCAAGCGCAAAGTCGAAGTTAAGCCTTCCGATATCACCACCTTTCACTATACGGCTCACCTGGCAGATGTCCGCTGGCTGCGCCGCGCTGCCAGAAGGAAAATTGCATGAGCATTTATCAACGCATTAACGGCGCTGACTGGCGCAATATCTGGGTTGTTGGCGACCTGCACGGCTGCTACACCAACCTGATGAACCGGCTTGACGCTGTCGGGTTTGACCCAGCACAGGATCTGCTGGTTTCGGTTGGCGACCTCATCGACCGCGGCACCGAGAACGTAGAATGCCTCGACCTGATTAATCAGTCATGGTTCCGCGCGGTGCGCGGCAACCATGAGCAGATGATGCTGGACGCTATCGCAGCCGGATACGGCGGCAAGGAGATTCACTGGAGGCAGAACGGCGGATCCTGGTACTACTTCCTTGACCCGGAGCAGGAGATTTTGGCTAAGTCTCTAATCCCCAAGGTGGCGGCGCTGCCTCTTATCATCGAGGTAATGACCGAGGGTAAGAGGGTGGTGGTCTGCCATGCTGACTACCCTCATAACGAATACTCATATGGCAAGCCCGTCGATGTAGAACAGGTCATCTGGAATCGTGAGCGAGTGAGCGCGGCTCAGGATGGGATTGTGAATGAAATATCCGGTGCAGACCTGTTTATTTTTGGTCACACCCCGGCACATCAGCCAATCCAGTACGCCAATCAGATGTATATCGATACCGGGGCTGTATTCTGCGGCCGCCTGACCTTGGTGCAGATCCAGGGTGGTGCGCATGCGTAAACCAGCTCGTCGTAAATGCGCCCACTGCCGCGAATGGTTCCATCCTGCCCGGGAAGGGCAGGTGGTTTGCAGTTTTGAATGTGCCAGCGCGATCGGCAAAAAACAGACAGCAAAAGCCCGGGAAGCAGCGAAGGCCAGAGCGGTGAAGCGCCAGCGCGAATCCGAGAAAGAGGGGCGCCAGCGCCGTAAAGCAAGATTGGCTGAACTCAGACCTAACGGTTACTACAAAGCCCAGGCTCAGAAGGCATTCAACGCCTACATCCGCGCTCGTGATGCTGGTTTGCCATGCATCAGTTGCGGCGAGACCAACCCGCCTGATCTGCATGGCGGCCAGTGGGACTGCGGCCACTTCAAAACGGTTGGCGCTTACCCTCAGTTGCGTTTTGAAGAGCGCAACGCTCATAAGCAGTGCAAATCGTGCAATGCCGGGGCCGGTAAGTACACCGCCAAAGAGTCGACAGTTGCTCAGCAATACGAAGCTGGCCTGGTCGCTCGTTACGGGCAGGAGTATGTCGACTGGCTTAACGGACCCCATGAAATGACCAACTACCGGCGGGAAGACTTTATTCGCATCCGCGATGAGTACCGCGCCAAGCTCAAAGCACTGAAACAGCGGGAGGCCGCATGAGCCGTGACGTTATCGAACGCATCCGCGACCGCTGGCAAAAGCTCCGCCTCTGCCGGCACCGCGGCACCGTACTGGTTGACTACCGCATACTGAGAAATTTCGTTCGCATCTATCAGATCCTGGGAGAGACAGCATGACAGCTCAATACCTTGAATTTGTTCGCCAGCAGCTGATAGTGGCCACCGCCGATCTAAGCGGCGCGACGAAAGGGCAACTGGTGGCTTTCGCAGAAAATGCGCAATTCACCGCTACAGCGCGCAGCCGGGGAAGGAAGAAGGTATATAGCGAGGTGAAGCAAAAAATGGTTAACCCGGATGGCCCGCCGATGAGCGGAAGCCAGTCCCGCGCTAAGGGTTCATCAATCGCTCTCGTTCTGCCCGTTGAATACTCGACAGCCAGCTGGCGCCGCGCCATCCTGTCGCTGGAAGACCACCAGAAATCCTGGTTGCTGTGGAACTACAGCGACAATATCCGCTTTGAGTATCAGGTAGCGATAACACAGTGGGCATGGGAAGAATTCCGTGATCAACTCGGCGCTAAGAAAGTGGCCGGCAAGACGATGGAGCGGCTGAAGAAACTGATATGGCTGGCGGCACAGGACGTGAAAGCAGAGCTGGCGGGTAAGTATGTATATCAGCACCAGGACCTTGCAGCCCTGTGTGGCGTTAAGCCTGATAACTGGTGCCATAACTACGCTGATTACTGGCGGGCTATGTGCGCCATTTTTAAGCGGCTTGATAGCGACTCTCTTCTCTGTGCTGTGAGAACACGATCACAACAAAAAGCGACTTTTTCGCAGCAGGGTCTTGCAAAAGTCAATTAAATACGTCATATTTGAGTCTACTTTGATATGCTGCCTTAACTTTAAGTGGCGGCATGAAGATGATAGTCATATACCAGTTTGTAAAATTAGCCTCGGCAATCCGCCGGGGCTTTTTTATGCCTGCGATCCGGTCAGGGCTCTTGGGTAGAGACGTGCTGCACGACACGTCAAAGCCCTTCCGCGCAGAGCCCTGAACCAGATTGAAGTTACTCAGCAATAAGAAAACTGCATGTCATCATTTGCTTATATCTTATTGACCAGAAAATTAACATGTTGTTAATCTATTCGTGTGGTGAATCCCCCTATGCGGAGGGGCGACCAGTCACTTACAGTGATCTGTAAATGCAGCGCGGGCCATGTCGACTGGGACATGCTCACCGGGAGGCACCCGGCACCATAATGCAATGCTACATAAGCTATTTGATAGTGGGGTTGCCGTTTCGGCTTCTCCAGCTATGTTTAAAAGGTAGTAACGGAAAACGAGCGCTCTCCTGGTAAATCGGAAGCTCGGACTATTAGGTGCGCCTCGAACCGTTGAAGAATCAGTATTTCCTACCTTCTGCCCGCCCCTCTGAGCGGGCTTTTTTTCGCCTAATTCAGGCAAAACCATAAAGCATTAAGGGCTGCGCTATTTCGCGGCCTTTTTCATTTCAGGGTCAGAAGCACAGCGGTTGTGCGTTCGGCTGTTAACCGAATGGTCGAAGGTTCGAATCCTTCCTGTCCCGCCAAATTAGCGCCATTAGCTCAACCGGAGAGAGCAATAGCCTTCTAAGCTATCGGTTTCAGGTTCGAGTCCTGAATGGTGCACCAGATAATGGCCTGACCTGATGACGGGCTCATAATCCAATCCATCAGGGGCGCTGCTGCAACAGCGTCGCAGGCCGCCAGACCCAGCCAGGGTATTTTCGGTCATCACCGACATTGCTATTACCCTCATGCTTATTGCCTGCCTAACCGCAGGCTTTTTTATTTTCAGGGTCGCGGGAATCACCCTCGACGCTTTGTTGGTAAATCAGCCCGACGGCCCTGAACCTTTTACTGACTACAGATAGCACCCCGAACATTATCGGAGGTGAGAGATGCAACGTATGAACCCAACCGATGGTCACAATCTGCCTTACTGGTGGTCAGCCTTGCTTGGTATCTTTTCCGTCCTGAGTCTGCAGGATTATGTCTTCATCATTGGCGCCCTGATCTCTGCCTTCTTCACAATCAAGACGTATTACGCAAAGCGCAAGGAAGAGCGAGAGCGACTGGATGAAGAGAAAAAACGCACGCAGCTGTTGGCCAGTTATCTGGCTGATGTCTCCGCAAAGCCTGGAGGTGACCGCCCGGCTTCAGCCGAAGTGGTAACCGAGGCCTTGAAGCGGATCGCAAGTGATACACAGGGGTGAGCATGACGCCATCAATGAGGAATAAACTGATTTGCGTGATCGCCGGCGGCGGTGGCGCCATAGCCATTGCCTCTGCGCTCATCACTGGCCCAACCGGGAACGATGGTCTTGAAGGTGTGCGATACAACCCTTATCAGGATGTGGTAGGCGTCTGGACTGTCTGCTATGGCCATACTGGCAAAGACATCATGCTCGGCAAGAAGTACACCGAGGCTGAATGCCGTGCGCTTCTCAGTAAAGACCTGAACGCCGTCGCTCGCCAGATTAACCCATACATCCAGAAGCCGATCCCCGAAACAATGCGTGGGGCGCTTTACTCATTCGCCTATAACGTCGGCGCTGGGAACTTCCAGACCTCCACTCTGCTGCGCAAAATTAACCAGGGCGACCAGAAAGGTGCATGTGACCAGTTGCGCCGCTGGACTTATGCCAAGGGAAAGCAGTGGAAAGGCCTGGTAACTCGCCGCGAGATTGAGCGCGAAGTTTGTCTATGGGGGCAAAAATGAGCCGATTGACCGCCATTATCAGCGCCGTTGTGATCTGCCTTGTTGTTTGCCTTGGGTGGCTGGCCAGTCACTACCACAGCAACGCCACCGAGTTCAAAAGGCAGCGCGATAAAGTGACTGAGCAGCTCAGCCTGGCGAAAGACACTATCGCTGACATGCAGACCCGTCAGAGAGACGTCGCAGCGCTCGATGCCAAATACACGAAGGAATTAGCCGATGCAAAAGCTGAAAATGATGCTCTGCAGCGCAAGCTTGATAATGGTGGTCGGGTGCTCGTCAAAGGCAAGTGTCCAGTGTCAGCCTCAACCAAAACCGCCGGCGCCGCCAGCATGGGCGATGATGCCACCGTCGAACTCTCTGCAGTTGCTGGACGAAACGTTCTCGGTATCAGAGCCGGCATCCAGCGAGATCAGACGGCCCTGAAGACGCTGCAGGAGTACATCAACACTCAATGCAATTGAGATAGCACTTCTCCATTCCCATAAGAAAAATGGTAAATGCGACCATAAGAGCCGCTCTTATCGTTTATTGCATTGTAAGCAGAATGCAAAGACTAGCTGTTTTATCTACTTTAATTTAGATTTCAACAGGTTGCGCATTTCTTTTTTGGCTCTGTGAATAAATTCGTCCTCATTCTCATTGGCTTGAGGATTACCAATTTTATCTTGAAGCTCGTCAAGAAATTTTTCATCGGTCACCAGTTCAGCAGCTTGATTGGCAAAATCAGATTGCTTATCTCCACCAATGCCTAACGCTCTGGGACCTATACAAGAGATTTTGGTGTAAATCTCAGTTGCCAGAGCAGTAGATGCAGTAGATTGTGTTGTCGAATGGTCTGGAAGCTGTTTATTAGCTCCAGAGATGACATTGCGCACCACATCTTTAAGCTTAACCATGCTTCACCTCATTTTTACTATCGCGATAATACTTGCGAAAAATCCCTTCAAATGCATCAACAAGGATGTTGATGATTTTATCTTTCTGCTCGTTGCTTAGGCCTGACCATATGGAGGCAAAAAAACCGAAAATTTTCAGAAAAATGTTTATCACTGCAATACCTCATGGCTGGATGATAGGGGCGACATTAATAAGTATCTTGCATGCCATTACTTTGAATAAAAATGACATTACTTCACAAATACAGATATTGGATAACGCTTACAAGTGTTTTCAGTAGATTAATTGATATCACAAAGGCCACCTTTATGGAGGGCAGTTCATTAACCGGGTGGCTTTATTAATGGCTTTAACCACAGGAACAGAACCATGGCAACACCGGACTGGGAGGCCATCGAGACGGCGTACCGGGCCGGGATGATGTCCCTCCGTGAAATTGCAGCGCAACACGGCATTAGCGAAGGCGCTATCCGTAAGCGCGCCAAGCGTGGCGACTGGTCTCGCGACCTGGCCGCAAAGGTAAAGGAACGCGCTGACGATCTGGTACGCAAAGCAGAGGTACGCAAGCAGGTACGCACCGAAACAGCATTGTCTGAGCGCGTACTTATAGAGGCTACGGCAGAGGTGGTTGCTGCTGTACGCATGGAGCACCGCGGCGATATCCGGCGCGCTAGGGAGATAACGAACGCTCTTTTTGATGAGCTCGGCGCCGAGTGCGCAGATGTTGACTCTCTGCGAAAGCTTGGCGAATTGATGCTATCTCCCGATGAGAATGGCCGGGATAAGCTGAACGAGATTTACCATTCGATTATCAGCATGCCAGAGCGCGTGAAAGCGGTGAAGGCTCTCAGCGAAGCGCTGAAGAACCTGATCGGACTTGAACGCCAGGCCTACGGCATCGACGGGCCGGAAGGCGACAATTCTGTTAAGCAACTCTCTGAACTGATGGATTCCTTGTCTCAGGGGGCGTGATGAAGCCTGAGCATCTCAAGCTGCTAGCTGATAAAGACTGGCGGCTGAACAATCTATACTGGATCACCGACAAAGAAGGTAAGCCAACCCGTTTCAGGATGACGCCGGAACAGCGGGAATACTTCGAGGGGATTCATACCCGCAACATCATCCTGAAAGCTCGCCAACTCGGCTTCACTACAGAGGTGTGCATCATCCAGCTCGACGCTGCTCTGTTCGAGTCGGCAAAGTGCGCGCTGATCGCCCATACGCTGAATGACGCAAAGCGCCTGTTCCGGGAAAAGGTGAAATATGCCTACGACAAGCTGCCGGCCGAGATAAAGGCAGCCAATCCGGCGAGCAACGACTCAGCCGGCGAGCTGGTTTTTAAGAAGGGCGGATCACTCTACGTAAGCACCTCATTTCGTGGCGGTACGCTGCGTTACCTGCATGTTTCCGAGTTCGGGAAGATATGCGCCAAGTATCCGGATAAAGCCCGTGAAATCGTCACTGGTGCGTTTGAGGCGGTATCGACAGGTTGTTTCGCAACTATCGAGAGCACCGCAGAGGGCCGGGCGGGTTACTTCTTCGATTACTGCCAGACGGCAGAAAAAGCGCTACTACAGGGGAAGCCATTATCTGCGCTGGACTGGAAGTTTTTCTTCTTCTCCTGGTGGAAGAATCCGCAGTACGCAATTGACCCGGTAGAACTTCTGCCGGCGCGCCTGCTTGAGTACTTCGCTGAGATGGAGGCGAAACACGGCATAGTCGTTAACGAACGGCAGAAGGCGTGGTATTACGCCAAAGAAAAGACGCTCGGCGACGACATGAAGCGCGAATACCCGACCATTCCGGCCGAGGCGTTCCAGCAGTCGGTCGAGGGCGCGTACTACGCCAAACAATTCCGCTGGCTCTACACCAACAAGCGGATCGGCCAAATCCCGGACAACTCACATCTACCGGTTCACACGTTCTGGGATATTGGTGTGGGGGACTCCACGGCGATCTGGTTCGTTCGCGAGGTCGGCGAAGAGTTCCACGTCATCGACTACTACGAAAACTCTGGCGAAGGGCTTCGGCACTACATGAAGGTGCTGAAAGACCGCGGCTATGAGTACGGTGAGCACTGGGGGCCGCACGACATCGAGAACCGCGAGTTTGCAGCTGATGCGAAGTCTCGCAAAGAGCTGGCGCGCGAGGGCTACGAGATTGACGGCCGGATGTATTCGATGAACTTCCGCGTTGTGCCGAAAGCGGGGATCGATACCGGCATCGAGTCGGTGCGTGAAATCCTCAAATCCTGCGTTTTCGATGAGGAGAAGTGCGCTGTTGGCATTTCCCACCTCGAAGGTTACCGCAAGGAGTGGGACGACAAGCGCGGCTGCTGGAAAGACAAGCCCCTTCATGACTTCACATCGCACGGCGCCGACAGCTTTCGCTACTTTGCCGTGGCGAAGAACAACCGCAAGCAGGTCGGCACAGTATTCTTCTAAGGAGCATCGCCAGTGAGCGAACAAGATAACGGCCTTCAACTGGCTGTGAACAATCTCGCCACTGAAATGCGGCGAGCGAATTACCTTAACGCCATTGGTATCGGCGGGGGCAATACCAAGCGCCCGACGCTCTATCAGGAGTTTGGCTACCCGCGAACCATTACCTTCCATGACTTCTACAACATGTACCGGCGCAACGCCGTCGGATTCGCTGTGGTGCATCGACTTCTGGATGGTTGCTGGCAGGACTATCCGGTCATCGTTGACGGTGATGAGTCCCAGGAGGCGAAGAAAACCAACCCGTGGGAAAAGAACGTCACCAGGTTCATGAAAAAATGGTGGCCGAAGGTGAAGGATGCCGATCGCCGCAATATGGTGGGGCGCTACTCCGCGCTGTTACTGCAGATCAAAGATAACCGGCCATGGAATGAGGAAGTCGACACCGCTCTGGTGAAGAAGCTCGGTGAAGCAGCTCTGGTTAAGCTGATCCCTGTATGGGAGCCGCAGCTGACAGTTGCCGAATGGGATAACGATCGCCAGTCCGAGACTTTCGGCCAGCCGAAGATGTTCAACTTCAACGAGCAGCCGGTTGGAGACGAGGCTTTCGTCGGGCCGATGCGCGGTGAGCCTGTGCATCCGAGCAGGGTGATCCTGTTCTGCGAAGGCTCAGAGGATGACAACGTTCTGTCGGGTATCCCGCTGCTTGAGGCCGGATACAACAAAGGGCTCGACCTTGAGAAGATTTCCGGCGGTGGCGCTGAGGGCTTCCTGAAGAACGCCAGCCGGCAGATCGCTGTCGAGTTCAGCAAAGAAACCGACATGGCCACCCTTGCCGACCAGGCGAAGAAAGCTGGTTATGCTGACCTCGGCGAAGCGATGGGCGATAAGGTCAACAAGCTTAACCGCGGCACCGATGCGGCGGCGGTCATGCAGGCCGGGCAGATGCATGTTCTGAGCGTTACGCCCGGCGACCCGGGGCCGACGTGGGAAGTCACTGCGAACGAACTGGCCGCCTCCGTACAGATACCATTCACCATCCTGTTTGGACAGCAGACCGGACGACTGGCGAGCGATGAGGATAAAACCGACTGGGCCATTCGCCGAAATACCCGCCGCAACGGCTTCCTGACTGACCGAATCACAGCTTTGCTGGAACGCTTCTGGACCCTGGGCATTATCGATCCGCCGACAAATGGAGAGGTCACCATTTCATGGACTGACCTGCTGGCCCCGGGCGAGAAAGAGAAAATCGAGAACGCATCGAAACTGGCCGATATCGTCCAGAAAACGTCGGGCTTCTATGGTGGCGAGCCGCCATTCACGGCCAACGAACTACGCGAGATTGTAGGCCTCGACCCTCTGCCTGAGCCAAAGCAACCACCTAACCCGAATGACAAGGTGACAACCGATGATCCACTGGCCGATGACACCGGAGCAGACGGCAAAGGTGGGGCTGCCGATAGTTCCGCGCAGCAAGGTTGACCCGACGCGCTCGGCGAAGCAGGTCAGCGCAATGTTCCGGGATATCGAGGACCGGTATCTCGGCATCAAGCGCGCACTTAAAGCGTTGTTCGACCAGCGCCTGACCGGGAGAGAGCGAGAGGTTAACAGCCACAACTGGCACTTCCTGTGCCACGTTAACGGCGCCGAGCCAACGCTCTACCAGGTCAACGCCGGCAAGTTTATCTACGACATGTCAGCGCAGGAGCTGGCCGACCTGCTGGGCATCGTACAGACCATCCTGGACGATTACCTGCTGGAAGGCGGCGAACAAAACTTCTGGGCGATGGATTACGTCGCCGCTGAGGCGCAGCGCGGAACGCTGGAGGCCTTCAACAACCTCTCGCAGCAGTCGCAGGTATACGCCAGCCAGACGACGCTTCAGCAGCTTTTAAGCAGCCCCGCATACCAGAACCAGATCGCCAGTGCATACATCAGCACGTATAGCGACTGGAAGCTGGAAGCTGACCGGGCGCGCGGTGACCTGGCGAACATCATCGCGGATGCCGTTGGGCGCGGTGTGAATCCCCGCGAAACGGCTCAGGTGATAAGCAAGCGCCTTGATGTCTCTATGGGTCGCGCAAAGACTATCGCTCAGACTGAGCAGGTAGGAGCGCTGCGGCAGGCGCAATGGAACGAAACGGACTGGGCGGCCGACAGGTTGGGGCTTAAGACTGGCCTGTTATGGCTGTCAGCGCTAAAGCCAACGACCAGGTGGTGGCATGCAGCCGAACACGGAAAAGTCAAGACGACTGAATGGGTCAGGGAGTTCTATTCTCGCGACGGCAACAAATATCACTGTTACTGCGGCCAGATTCCGGTTCTGCTCAACGACGACGGCAGCATATTTAACAAAGGGCTGGCTGAGAAGCTGGCGAAAGAACGTGAACAGTGGCTCAAGCCAGCCGCATGATGATCATCTAATCAATACGATAGCGGTCAATCTAATTTTAGTCATAGGTATTTCTTCGGAGTGATATTCGAGCAAATTCGCCGCAGCCAAATGCCACATATTCTCAGGGTCTGGGAACGCTGCAGATTCGTGCTGATAAATGAAATCGAAGTCCTTCTCATTGCATGTGTAACTAACGGTATATTTATACATCTAACAACCCTCTTTTTTAGTCAATACTTTTTATTAATACCACAAAGAGATATGCGGCGCGAAAGATTCGACACAGCGAGCTGATCCTCTCAAATATGCAGTAACACGACCCGCCACATGGCGGGTTTTTTTATCCCTATCGGTAAGGACTAAGCATGAAACGCAACCGCGTTAACGTGCTGTCGGTCGTCAACTCCGCTTCGAACATTTCAACTGAAACCATCGACGGCAAGCCACATATCGTGGTTCGCGGCATCACGCCTGTCGTGGACGATATCGTGATGAACCGGAAGTTGTACCCGGCAGCAGAAATCGAAAAGGCCTACAACACGCTTGAGCGTAACCCCATGCCGCTGGGCCACCCGAAGGTTGACGGCAAGCATGTGTCTGCTCGCGATGTCCGGGCGGTGAATGAATATCACGTAGGCGCATGGCTGCAGAACGTCAGCCACGAAGACGGGAAGGTGACGGGCGATATGTACGTTAACCGCCAGTACGCCGAGTCAAGCGAGAAGGGCAAGCGCCTGATTAATCGCCTTGATGAGATGATCGCCGGTACCAACTCAGAACCCATCCACATCTCCACAGGACTCCTGTATTCCGGCATTGCCGCTAATGGCGAGTCAAAGGGCAAGAAGTACAACGAGATCGCCACCAACATGATGTTTGACCATGTGGCGGTGCTGCTCGATGAGCCTGGCGCCGGAACTCCGGAAGAAGGCGTGGGCATCTTCGTCAACTCAGAAGGTCATGAGCAGCAGATCGAAGTTGCTCGCCTTGCTGATGGTATCGACTGCACCCGCGAAGGTCTGCTCAACAAGACCAAATTCTTCTTCACCAACGCCTCCAACTTCTCTTTTGACGACATTTCACGCGCTATCAGCGACAAGCTGCGTGAGGGTGACACAGAAGATAAGTGGCTATGGCCAGAAACGGTGTGGCCAGACAGCTTCATCTACCGCGATGAAGCCAAGTATTTCAAACAGAAGTACCTCATCGATGACGACGGCAAAGCCGTGTTTGTCGGCGAACCTGTAGAAGTCGTGCGCAAACCCATTGAGTACGAGATTAAAACCAACGGAGAGAACGATCCGATGAAAGAACTGATTATCAATGCGCTGCAAGCCGCGGGTAAGCCGACTGAAGGCAAGTCCGATGCCGAACTGATGGACGCTTACAACCAGCTAGCGGCAGAGAAGGCGGCAGCCAAGAAAGATGGCGGCGACGAAATCGATCCCGCCACCGGCAAGCCTAAGAAAAAAGAGCAGGCCAGCAACAGCGAAGAAGCGCCGGCATGGTTTAAGCCATTTGCTGATGATTTGGCAGCCGTTAAGTCAGGCCTTGCCGTGAACGCTGACAAAGAGAAAGGCGAAAAACGCGCTGCCGTAAAAGCGAAATTCGGGCTGGATGACCTGGCGGTGAATGCGCTTGACGGCGCCGCCCTTGATGGCCTGTTTGCTCAGTGCCAGACCTCTACCGGCCTGAATGGTGCATTCCGTCCGGTCAACAACAACGATTCTTTCAGCGAAATGCCGGAGTAAAAAATGGCTAAAGACGGGAAACACGTAATTCACGCGGGCGGGATTTTCCCCAACCCGCAACTTAATCGTGAAGGTTCTGCGGCCGCAGCGTTTCTGCCGGGTACCGTTATCTTTTTCAGTGCAGCCAAGCCTACACCGTCTGTTGATGGCGCTGAAGACGCGATTCTTTACGTTGCTAACTACGACTATTTGCGCTGCAAAACGGTTGACGATGCCTATGCGATCGGTGACTGGGTGGTAAACATCCAGCCAACGCCGGGCGTTTTCCTCAACGTTCGCGCTGCCGCTGGTACCTACACCAAGGGCCAGCCGGTTTCTGTGGCCAATGGCCAAATTAAAGCACTGGCAGAGGGTGAAACCATCTTTGCCTATGTCGAAGAAGACAAGTCCCTGACCGCCACAGCAGGCGATCTGGTTCGCGTCGTGTTCAAGTAAGGAGAGACTGAATGTTTGTATTTTCCACCCGACGCGCGACTGAGACGGGCAACCTCGAAGCGAACCAGGCGCAGTTCAATGAGCTGCAACTGGCGCGCAATATGAGTGCTCAGGCCGTTGCTGATTTCGTATCCCGCACCCGCTGGCGTGGTGATGCGGCAAACACTCCGGCGCTGGACGCGACGAACGCTGTCGACGATATCCGCCGCCTGTATCGCGCTTATGATCAGACTGTGCTGGCTGAATTCGAACCAACTACTGAATTCACTCTGCTTAACGACCTGATCCCGTTGTCCCGCTCTGTCCGTCTTGAAGAGTCCGTGTACGAGTATGCTCGCACCGGTGGCCGCGGCTGGGCGCATACCTCCATGTCCGGCCAGATTGGTGCGGCGCTTGATGCGCGCGCGTACACCTTCGACGGTACGATGGTTCCGATCCACGACTCTGGCTTCAAATTCCAGTGGCGTGACCCTATTTTCAACAAAGGCTCCGCTCTGGCTTCTCTGGCCGACGCTCAGCGCGGCTCTGTTGATGATGTTCGTCGTCAGTACGTGGATTACGTCTTCAACGGTTTCCGTGACTCTGCTGGCAACTATATCGCTTTTGATGGCAAGACCTGGAAGGGGGTAAAAGCCGATGAGCGGGTGCAGATTGTCGATCTCAGTGCTTCCGGCCTGAATATCGACTTCACCAGCTCAAGCGCAACGGCTGAGCAAATCCGCAATGCAGCTATTGCTCTGCGCGACGTGATGAAGCTGACCAACCTGCAGTATGCACAGCAGACCTGGTATGTTTCAGGCGAGATCACCTCAAATCTGGAACGCTACTTCAGCGACAACTACCAGTCTGACACCATCCTGCAGGAGCTGCTGAAGCTTTCTGGCATTGCAGCCATCAAAGAAGATGCGCAGTTATCTGGTAACCAGATCCTCATTGTTCCGCTTACCGCCGGCGTTATCGCTCCGATTGTCGGCCAGGCGGTCGGCACCGTTGCTGACCCTCGCCAGTTCTATAACAGTGACTACGTCTGGCGCACCTGGGGTGCGATGGGCTTGATGGTTAAGACCGACATCAACAATCGCAAATCCGTTATTTACGCGCATAGCTAAGGGGTATTTATGGCACTGGTAAAAGTGGTTCGCGATAACCTGATTTCCGGTGCCAATCTCCAGAAGCTGGAGGTTGGCGCGCAGGTCTCGGTAAGCGGCGATGTCGCTAAGCGCTGGGTGGCCGCCGGTCTGGTTGAAATCATTAGTGATGACGACCAGGCGCTGGAAGTGGCTACACCGGGCAATGATGCTGCAGAGCAGGCAGAGCAGGCAGAGCAGGCAGAGCAGGCAGAGCAGGCAGAGCAGGCAGAGCAGGCAGAGCAGGCAGAGCAGCAGGAAGAATCTGCCAGCAAATCGAAGAAGGCGAAATAACCATGGCTGACCCAATCACAGCGGCAGACGTGCAGGCGTTCCTCGGTGAATTGGGTTACTCCATCCCGGCCGCTCTGCTCGATCCGATTCTCTGCGTGGTGAACAAGATTATCCCGTGCCTCGATGGTGCTGGATACGACGAATGCACGGCAAAGCTCATTCTGATGTATGCCGCTGCGCTCATGGCGACGTCATCCGGTGCCCGGCGAATAAAATCGCAGGGGGCGCCATCAGGAGCGTCGCGCTCGTTCGATTACGGAGACGACGGCATTACCTGGCTGCGTGACTCGCTGGCGAAACTGGATACCAGCGGCTGCACCAGTGAACTTCCGATCAGCGCTGGCAACACTGTGGGCCTGTTTATGGTGGTCGGGGGCTGCTAATGGCGTGGGTTTCAGTTCAGCAACGACTGCCGCGGACGTTTACCCGGGTGTGGGTGATTACCGATACCGGTGAGCAAACGACAGCGTACGTGAAAAGCGACGGCGAGTGGTACATCAACTGCGACCGCATACGCGCCACAGGCGCTGTTGTGCTGCGATGGAGGGATGACTGATGTCTTCGGTTGCTTCATGGTCGTATACCGCGACAGCGACAATCTGGCGGCGCATACGCGATGCTGACGGTAGTGATACCGACGGCGGAGGTCAGCCGTACGGGTGGGAAGCGCCGATCGCTATCCTCTGCGACTACCAGGGTGGTCTCTCTGCAAAAATCGGTGACCTTGGCCGGGAGATCGTGGTTAAAAACACGATATGGAGTGAATACGCAGAGGCAAAAGAGGGTGATTACATTTTTCTTGGTGTGTCTCTATCTCCAAACCCACCTGATGATGCTGATGAAATTCGTCAAATAATTCGTTATGCGGATACATTCGAGAGACTAGCCGATGATTATGCGATTATCACCGGCGCGTGATAAAATGTAATGGCGCGGCTAGACCGGCCAGTCGAAAGCAGAGAACACAGACTCTGTTGCCGCGCACCTCTCTCTGTGAAACCTACTGTGAGGTTTGTTATGGCTAAAGACCCTGATATCGATTTTTTACATCAATGTTTCAGTTATAACCCAAAAACTGGAATTATTACCTGGAAACCTAGACCAAGGATTCATTTTTCAACCGAAAGGGTATTCAATACTTGGCACTCTAGATTTTGCGGGAAAGAAGCAGGTTGCTTGAACATCAATGGATATTTAGAGATTGGTATTCAAGGTAGGCTTATGAAGGCTCATCGTATAGCTTGGGCGCTATCTTACAGAGCCTATCCAGAGGGCTTCATTGACCACATCAATGGTGTCAGAAACGATAATCGCCTAATTAATTTAAGGGATGTCGACAGGGTTGGTAATGGAAGGAATTCGGCAAGGCATAAAAATAATATCTCTGGCGTTTGCGGGGTACATTGGCGCTTAAGGGATAATCGTTGGGTTGCTTCGATTAACCATGCGGGTGGGCAGATTCACCTCGGATATTATGAGAGCCTGATTGATGCTGTTGCTGCAAGAAAGTCAGCAGAATTTAAGTATGGCTACCATGAAAACCATGGGCGAGCCCAATAATTCACAAAACAAGGTCGCTACGGCGGCCTTTTTTACCTCTGGAGTCTGATTATGGGCGTTAAAGTTCGGGGAGTCTCCAAGGTCAGCAATAACATCAACCGGCTGATTGATAATATCGAAAAGCGAAAAACCATGCGGGCGCTGTACTCTGCTCTATTTGAGATTGGTCTGGAGTCCGCGGTGCTGGTTCCTATCGATACCAGCACTCTGGTTAACTCTCAGTTCAGAGAGGTTGTTATCAAGGGCACCAGACTAACCGGGAGAATTGGTTATTCTGCAAATTATGCGGCGTACGTGCATGAGGCCAAAGGTATTCATCTTGGAAAAAACACCCCGCGCCCTGTAAGAAAAGGCGAAGCGCCCGGCTCCCGTGGAAATATATGGGATACATCAGGCGAGCCAAAATTCCTTGAGAAAGGTGCTGAAAACGCCAGAGACAGAGTTGACGCAGTTATACGCAGGGAGATGGAGCTATGACACCTCCTATGCACAGGCGGGTTCGAAATGTCTTTGTTGAGTCAGGATTGACTGCCGGATACATCGTTCAGTCACTGTCATGGAATGATACCGGCAAAGCATCTGACCGCTTTATTGTGTTCCGACCAAATGGTGGCACGCCAGTAGATCGTGATATGGCCGCTGATTACTACGTCATGGTGGACGTGATAAGCAAGGGAAAGGCATCTGCTGACTATGCGCAGTCAGAGAACGACGCTCAGGCCATCATCGATTACGTGCAGCAAAACCCGATGACGCACACCTGCCTTGGGCAGATATCCAACATGGGCGGAATTCCTTCGCCTGTTATCACAGCCGAGGGGCGTATGGTGTGGCGCCTGCAGTTCGCCTGCCTCTTTGGCGGATAACACCGAATAAAACCACATAAGGTCGCCTGGAGCGGCCTTTTTTATTATCTGAAGCGAGGTAAGCAACAATGCAAGGCTGCTCCGACAACGGACAACTAATTGGTCGCGCTAAGACGCTGGAACTGGCTTACGGCTGTGCCGACCAGTTTCCGGCGGAAGGCGACTGGAAACTGATGGGGTTGCCAACATCGGCAACGTGGGACCTTAGCCCGGAGGCTCTGACCTCTGATGCAGATAACGGCGGATTCAGTTCAAACCTTATTGCCAGTCTGGATCCGACCTACTCCATTGAAGGGGAGGTTCGCGTTAAAGACCGCACTGATGAGTTTGGCATTCAGCAGTTCGTGAAATACATCGTCGATGAGGTTCGTGCCCGCCGCCAGCCAGGTGTATGGATGCGTTTCCACTGGGGCGATTATTACCACATCGGCTATATGGTCCCATCAGGAGCCAGTGACGGTGGTGGTGTGAAAGAAATCGTGACCTACAGCTTTGAGTTCAAACTGGCTGACGGTCAGACTTTCCAGATCACCGAAGCTGATGGTGACATTCTGGTTACCGGTGTAAGTGTTGCGCCGATGACCAGTTCTATTGCTGCTGGCTCCAGTACTACATTCGCGGTGAATGTTGCACCGGAAGATGCTGATAACAAACTGTTCACAGCTAGCTCATCCGTGCCGGCACGTGCAACCGTCGCCATCACTGGTAATACGGTAACCGTGTCAGCGCCGTCAGGTGCAACGGCGGGAACAGCCACAGTTACTGTGAAGACGGTTGATGGTGAATTCGTGGCTACCCACGTGGTTACTGTCACGGTGTAAGCAAAACAAAGGGCAGGATTTCTGCCCTTGATTTTGTTTACAGGAGGCATAAATGGTTCCGCTAAAAGAGCTGGGAGAATGCCTGGTAACCGTCGGGGACCGGGATTATTTTTTCCGGCCATCATTCATGGCTATGTCGCGCATCGGCGAGCCAGCAGAAATAGTTCAGACGTTCTATGACCTCTTCAACGATGAAATAACACCTCTCATTCAGAGGGTTGTCGAAGCATACGGCAGAGTGCCTGAATGGCTGGCTAAACACCTTTCTGCTTTACATCTTGATAAGAAATCTCTACTGGCCGCCCACACGGTCCTCACCGCTTGCTGCAATGATGACATAGGTGATCTGGTTGGCTGGATGAAGCCCGGCAAAACCAAAAGAAGGGCGTTTGTGTGGCATAAGGGCGTCATGAATCCGCAGGATATGGTCATCCTTGCACAAAGTCTGATAATGCACGGCATTATCGGAAAGGCCAAAGTACGCAAACTTCAGCGCCATGAGACAAATGAAAAAACCAGTGAGTTCCGGGCTGCCGATTACGTCATCGCTGCACGCAACCACTTCGGGATCAGCAAGGAAGAGGCCGGGCAACTCACTATGACCGAGTTTCAGTTAATGCTCATCGCCAAATACCCTGAGCAGAAAGGGTACACCCGCGAAGAGTACGATCACGCAGCAGATGACTACTTTGCGCGCCGTAAGCGCAGACAGGCGATGATGGAGCAGGAGCGATGAAGTACTCAAGGGCGTTTTTATTGTCAGAATGATACTCTGCGTGATCGATGGCACATACCGCACAAAAAGTGAGATCGATTTAACCCCCTCTAAAACGAAGCCAGAAGCGCTACAAGAGGCGTTGATTTGAGGCGTATCCTGGTACACGGCTTTTTTGTGCTTTTTTGAGTGACATTTAAGGCCATTTTGAACGCGCTAGATTCAACCAAAGGTTGAAGGATTGACCTTGAGGTAATACACTTTGCTAACTTTTAGCATTAGGCTAGTTATGATTTTGTGGCATTTAAGTCGTTAAGAGCGGCAGAGGGAATTAGTATGGCTATCAGTCAAGCGATTGCATTGGCTGCGATAACTCAACAAATGAACAAGGTTCAGGATGCTGTTAATAGTGCATTCAAGCCCTTGATTTCTAATGCCTGCGAAATGCCTGCGAGATTGAATGCGGAAGAGTCTTTGCGCAGGTGTACAGCAGTTGTCGCAAGCATCAAGCTGATAGAAGACATGGCAAAAGAAGGCATGCATCACTTGGCTAATGTGCGCTCGGGGGAGATTGATTTAGGGAGCGCGCCTGAAGGGCTCATTGAGACGATGAATGCTTTGGCTGTGGCGTGTAAGAATGCTCGCGGTCATGTTGTGGAAATGTTTGCATTTGCTGAAAGCTCTCCTATGTGGAGCGGACATATCAGCATGCTCAGACCTTTAAAGAAAAAATATGTTAAGGCACTTTCAGCAGCCGAAAACATCGCAAACCAAATGATTACTGAAGTCAAAGAGGCAAAACCAGCGTCCGCCGATGTTGAATCTTTAGATATAGGTCGTGACGACGCGATTTCATTAATTAAAACTTCACACATCATGCTGGGGGCTGATTCTCCAAAGTGGATGTGACATGGTAAGAGTCAGTATTACTAGTGGGTTATACCAGCAATCCGCAGCGCATAGATACGCTAAGATGCTGGCTCAAACCATATCCAATGAAACCCAATACTGGTGTTTTGGTTCACATGGTGGCTTTGAAAGAAGCTACGAAGCTATGGCCGCAAACATCAGGAAGATTCATCTTAAACTTCCTGGCGATAAGCCGTGGCCTCCAGAGTACTCGCTGAGCCAGAGAACCTGCGATAATTATTTGGTTTACGCTAAGCATCTTTATAATGATGAACACTACCAGATAGTAGCCATAATCAGCCCTAACGCACATGATCAGATTGATTCATTGCTGCCATCGATCATTAAGCTTGTAGAAGATACATTCTCTGAGCTTTCTCAAGATGAACTTGATAAGCTAAAGACATACAATGCCTAACCCGCCGGTCGGCTGTTTTTTTTTGTTTCGACGCTTTAATTCACTAACTCGGAAGAACACCGCTGAACTTCCTGATATACGATCAGGTGGTTTTGTCGTATCGCTTCCCCTCTGCTACGATTGCCGCATCATTTACTGATGGGGATAGGGATATGAGGGGTTTTATTGCGCTTAGTCTTTTGATGGCCTCAGGCGTGGCTGTGGCTAATGAAAAGCTTGTTTGTGAGTATGCGGTTGGGGATTTTTCCTCACCTCCAACTCTTCTCACTAAAGGCAGTGCAAATGTGAAATTCGACGGAAAATCTTTTACAGCATATAGACCAGACGGCTCTTATGTAGTAAGCCCACCACTGACTGAAAAGAAAGATGGTATGATTTTCGTCGATGATAAAACAAAGGTATTTGCCGCTAGCCAGGACAAATCTAACTTTGCGATATCTGACCGAATAAAAAAAACCACAGAGCAGTGGGATAAATGCTCAGTTGATGTCGCCAAAGATGGCCTGGATAGAACAAAATCAGACGTCAAAGAGCAAATGAAACGAATTGCATCCATTCCGTGGGGCGGTAAAGAGGCACATAAATTTTTCCTCAAGGAGACTCATCTTTTCATGCTTCTTGAATGTGGATGGGCTGGTAGTGTAGGGTTTTCAACTGGCTATAAACCGCTTGTTATGATTGGAGAATCGTATTACCAGGGTGAAAGCGCATCATTTAAAAACGGAGAGTATTCTATAACCTTCAATGGTGGTTCAATGAGAGTTGCATACAACCCTCAAAAGGTCAGTGGATATATTTCAGATGCACACAGTTTTACTCCATGCTCAGCAGTGCGCTTAGGAGAAGATTGATTTAATTATGGATTGAATTAACCAACCTCGCTCCGGCGGGGTTTTTTATTGCCCGGAGAAAAGTAAATGGCTGGAACCTTTGATGCTGGCAGCGTTGTCTATGAAGTCGACATGGATACTTCGCGTTTACTGGCAGCGCGAAGAGAAGTTGATGCGGCACTGAACGGTCTTAATGGGAGCATGGGCCGCCTTGAAGCCAGCGTTAACCGCACTGAGCGCTCTATTGGATCGATGGAACGAACAATGTCCAGCCTTTCTGGCGTTGCTAAAGGCTTGCTGGCCGCGCTTTCTGTGCAACAGGTTGCGAGTTACGCCGATGCCTGGACTGAACTGAATAACAAAGTCGCTAACTCGGTTCGTACTGGAGAGACGCAGGCCGAAGTTATGCAGCGGATCTTTGATGTTTCACAAGCAACCCAGTCATCCCTGAACGGCACGGCGACTCTTTACGCCCGGCTTGAGCGCGGAACCAGAACATACAACACCAGCGCAGAAGATTTAACTCGCCTGACCACCATTATCAACCAGGGATTTGCGGTATCCGGCGCAACCGCTCAGGAAGCTGAGAACGCAATCATTCAGCTATCACAGGGTATCGCTTCCGGCGTTCTGCGCGGCGAGGAGTTTAACTCAGTGTCAGAGCAGGGCAGCCGCCTCATGGTCGCTCTGGCTGATTCTATGGGTGTTTCTATCGGTCAGTTAAGGGCTATGGCAGCTCAGGGGCAACTGACAACAGATGTTGTGGTTAAAGGACTTCTGTCACAAGGGGATGCAATTGGCAAAGAATTTGCCAACACCACCGTCTCAATCGCCAAGGGATTGCAGGTTGCCGGTAACAACGTAACGAAGTTCTTTGGCGAAAACTCGACGGTTAAATCATTCGCAGCAGGGTTCCGAGACTCTGTTATTACAATAAGCGAAAACCTTGAGACGCTGGGGGCAGCCTTAATTGGCGCTGCTGCAATAATGGGCGGTAGGTTTGCTGGCGCGTTAGCAATGGCAACAGCCGCTCAAGCCTCAAGAGTTAAAGCAACCATTCAGGGAATAGTTGCGACAAGGCAATCGGCACAACAGGAAGCCGCAGCAGCATCAGTGACAGCCAGAAAAGCAGCGGCAGATAAAGATGCTGCTCTTTCCGCTCTAAATGTGGCAACTGCTGAGTATAACGTAGCAAAAGGCTCTGCTGCTGAAGCCTTTGCGCTTGAGAACGTTATACGACTAAGAGGGATTTACGTTGCAACATCCGCAGAAGCGGCATTGGCTAATAATGCACTAGCGGCATCACAAGCCAAAGTGGCCGCTACGGGTATAACTTTTGCAAACACAATGAAGGTAGTGAATTCGGTTACCGCCCCTTTGGGTGGACCCATTGGCGTAATAGCCATTGTTGCCGCTGGCTGGTATCTGTATTCACAGCGACAGGCCGAGGCCAGAAAAGAGGCAATAGCTTTTGCTGACACCGTACCTGACGTTATTAAGCGCCTCAAGGACATGAATCTTGCTCAAGCTCAGGGCGTTAGGGCTGATACGATCACCTCAATTGAGGCGCAAAAGGAAGCTATTAGCGATCTGAAAGATACCATTTCAGGTCTGCAATCCGATTACGAGAAATATACAACGCTTGCAAGGCAATACGGAGTTACCGAAGATCAAAATAATGGTTTCGTGATTAAGGCAAGGGATGCCGCAAACGAGTTGGCCAAAAAGCGCAGGGATCTGGATGGAGCGACAGCCACTCTTAAGCAAACTGAAGACGCGTTACACCTAATTAACATTCAAGTTAATCAGGGCATTGTTGATCAGATGAGGGCTGCCAGAGATAACGCTATCGCTATCGCTGAAGCAGAAAAGCAAGCGTCATTCCTCGGTGGAACCCAGGCATTCCTGGCTGAAAAACTCGGCCAATCAACGCAGGCCCTGAAAGCCTTCAACTCAGAAAGTCTGAAAATAAACTGGGGCGGGAAAGAAGGCGAGAAGTTAATAAAGCAGGCTGAGCGCCGACTTGCCTTGTCAAAATTGGAGGGGGAAGCAAAAGCCAGGCAGCAGGCAGCCTATGATGCTGAGGATGCAGGCGTTACAGATGATCGAGCAATCAAAAGGCTTCAGGATAATTATGCTGCAACAGAGAGAAACACTCAGGCAAGAAAGGATCAGAAGAAGGAAGATAATGCTGCGGCGTCTGAGGCTAAGAAACTTGCTAACCAGCAGGAATCAGTAGCCCAAAAATTAGCCAGCTTGAAGCAGCAATCAGAACTCGCTGCTGGCTCAACGCAGGAGTTAAGCCGGGAGCAGGCAGTATTACAGGCTCAGCAATCACTAGGTAAGGGAGCCACCCAAGAGCAAATTGCTCTTGCCGGTAAATACCGTGGAGAAATATGGGATACGGCTAATGCCCTCAAAGCCCAGGCTGCGGCAGAAAAACTGCTCCCTGAAGCCAGAGAGAATGCATCTTACCAGCAGGATGTTAAAGATCTGCAAACTGCACTGGCCGCCAAAAAAATCACTCAGCAGCAGTACAATCAGACCAGCGAACAACTTGAGCAACAACACCAGGTTAATCTGGCTAAGATCCGTTCTCAGCAAGTGGTTAACCCGACACAGCAGGCTGCCGCCGAGGTTGATCCTGTTCAACGACTGGCCAACCAGCACGCTCAGGAACTCGCGCTTATCCAGCAGTTTGAGCAGCAGGGTGTCTTGGCCCATCAAAATGCGCTGGCCCTCAAAAACGCAGCCGACACGCAGTACGAGCAGCAGAGGACCGCAGCTCAATGGGAAATCCTCAGCCAGCAGAGCCTCGGCTACAACATGTTGACGAGTGCAGTGGACGCATTCAGTGGTAATGCTTCCAATGCAATCACCGGCCTGCTAACCGGCACAATGTCAGCACAGGAGGCGATGCGGTCGCTCGGTAACACCATCCTGAACAGCGTGATCAACAGCATTGTCCAGGTTGGTGTTGAGATGCTGAAGAACTTCATTCTGTCTCAGACACTCGGGGCGGCGACTCAGGCGGCAAATGCTGCATCGGCCATTGCCGGTGGCGCGGCTGCTCTTGCGGCATGGTCTCCTGCAGCTATCGCAGCATCCATTGCCACAGGTGGCACCGCATCAGCTACTGGCTTAACCGCCTATCAGGGAGCGCAGGCAGCAGGAAAGGCAATGTCCGTGCTCGGCGCTCGCTACAACGGCGGCCCGGTATCAGCTGGCGGCCTGTATCAGGTCGGCGAGAAAGGTAAGCCAGAGATTTACCAGGCCAGCACCGGCAAGCAGTACATGATCCCCGGCGATAACGGGAAGGTCATCAGCAATAAGGATATTAATGGCGGCCAGGTCCAGGTAAACATCCAGTTTTATGACCAGACCAGTGGCGGACAGCATTCATTCCACGCTCTGGCCAGCCAGGAAGGCGGTGTTGTGACAGTGGAAGCTTTTCTTACCGATGTTGATCGCAATGGGCCAATGTCCTCTGCAATTCAAAGCGCTTATGGCCTCGGAAGAAAAGCGCAAGGTGCTTACTAAACCAAACCCGCTCCGGCGGGTTTTTTAATGCCCGGAGGAAACGTGGCAACTGTTCAATACCCTCCGTTCCTGCCGCTTCCCCAGCGCGCCGATCAGAACATGACGCAGGATACAGCCTGGCAGACGACGCAGACGGCGGTCGGCCCCCTGATAATCACGCCGATCACCACAGACCTTAAGGCGACATGGACGCTGCAGTGGATATTCACGCTTGCTCAGGCCGAGCGGTTTAAGTCGTGGCTGCGCTCGCCGACATACTGCGACCGCGGGCGTAACTGGTTCCAGATGCCGATCGACCTGGGTGATACGCAGGGAGTTCAGCAGCAGACGCTGCATTTCGTCGATATGCCGGTGCAGACCAGCAAAAACGGCAACATTGTCACCTGGGCGGCAACGGTTATCAGCAACGGTATCGAGGACATTACCGAGGACTACGACGACTGGATCGTTGAGGCCCAGCCTGGCTATGGATACTGGCTGGATTACCTGATAACCGAAGTAATGCCGAGGGCTGACTAATGCCGACATTGAGAGAGTGGAAGGAGCGCCGGCCGGCGAGCGACATCAAACAGACGGTGGAGTTTTATCACCCTGCTTTTGGTTATTACCGGGTGGTCAATAACCTGTTTCGCCCGGCGACGTTTGGCGGAAACTCGTTCGAGCCTGCGCGGTTCAGCGTGACCGAGCCGGCGCAGGACGGAACGGCAGTTATATCCATGACGATAACCTTTGTTGCCGCGACGGAGCATGTTCGGCAGACACTGAAAAGCTGGCGCGGGGCGGCGCGCATGACGCCGATAAAGTGCCTGTATCAGCAGTGGAATGCGATCGGTGACACTACATCCCTGAAAGACTGGACGCTTTACGTGAACGACATTTCAGCCGATGCCAGCAACGTCACCGTGACCGCTGGCAAGACCAATCCGCTGACGCTGGCCAACTCCATCATTTACACCACGAAAGACTATCCCGGGCTGATCACCGTATGACACAGAGCGACTTTATCGGGTTTGTTAACGGCAAGCCCTGGGCTAATCGCGCCTGCAGTTTTGAGCAGATGGACTGCTGGGGCCTGGTGGTTCTCTATTACCGGCATGTGCTCGGCCTGGAGCTGCATCACATCGCCGGCTACGAATCGGGCGCGGATTTCATCACCTGCTACGAACAGGAGCGCGCCCACTGGAGGCGTGTGCCGGTGGCGGCCATCGGATGCATCGCCGTTTTTTACCGCGGTGATGTGCCGGCACATATCGGTGTGATGATCAGCTCGGTTAAGTGCCTGCATGCCCGCGGGGAATTTGGTTTCGTGCGCTGCGATAGCCCGCTGGCATTACTGAAGGTTTACAGCAAAGTGGAGTACATGGTGCATGGTGCGATATGAGTTACAGAGGCTGCCTGGCGCGCCGCTGCAGCGGGGAACGGTAGATGCCGGCACCACACTGGTGAGTCTGCTGGATTCCCTGCAGCTGCACCGCGATGTTATCGTGAAACTGAATGGCCGAGCGCTGCCTGACGATTACGATATCAGCCTGCCACTGCGATCTGGTGACGTCGTGGCTGTGTTCGACCAGCCAGAGGGCGGGGTAGGCAAACTCATCACCACGATATTGCGTCCGGTCACGAAAATCCTCTCCGGCGCGCTGAAGGTGTTCGGCCTGTCAAATAAGCCCAGCGCGTCAGTATCGGTGGCGACAGGCGAATCCCCCAATAATGACCTGACAGGCCAGACGAACCGCGCGCGACTCTACAAGGGGCGCCCGAACATTTACGGCCAGTGCCGCGTCTTTCCTGACCTGATTCAGGAGGCGCTGTTCGAGTTTGTCGACAATAACAAACAGCTTACGGAGTGGTTCGAGGTAGGTTATGGCCGGTACACCATTTCCTCGATCCGCTACTCGGAATCGAACCTCGGCAGCCTGGCGGGAGCCAGTTCTGCGATTTATAACCCGGGTGACGTGATCGGCACGATTGAAGTCGGCTATCAGTTCGATGACGTCGATAACGAGACAGTCCCCGGCCTGAACGAAAGCCAGGACTTCCCGGCCCAGACAGCTACCACGACGGCGCCGACATCAGTGGCGATAGAGAGTAATCAGCTCAAAGCCATTGTGCTGTCGAACGATGATAACTTTGCCTACTTTGCGGCGCTGGCGGTACCTCATCCCGTGTCATTCGTCATTAACGCTACCTGGAACGACGGCGGAACAAGCGTCACACGCAACGTCACCGGTGCCGGGAACATCATCTCCTCGGAGAGCTTTATCGGCGACGATACGCTGTCGTACACGACGTTCTATATTGGCGAGCTCTCCGGAGAGATTACGTCTTTTCCGGGCAATGCGGTCATCAACCCGACGCTGTTCACGCTGAATGACCAGACACCCCTTGTTATCGGGCCGTCAGTGTCGCCGATCGTCTCGACGCAGGTCTGGGTGCATGTGTTGGTTCAGCTCGGCGCGACGGCCGGCACAACGCAATACCGGATCAAGTTCTGGCAGGTCGATGACGACAACAATCAGGTGCCTGGTACGTCGGAGCAGCACGATTATTTCTTCGATAACGACTTCCAGGTAACGACCCGGTATTTCCGCACAACGCATAAGTTTGTCCCGGCTGCCGGGGCGGGGCGCTATGCGGTCACCATCGAGCGCCTCGATAACAGCAATGACGCCAACGTCGTGACACTGATGGCGATCCACGCGGTGAACGTACGCGAAAACGTCGTGCATCCGGAAGACACGATTGCCCGCATCACGATCAAAGGATCGAATGACAGCAACAGCAACCGCGAGCAGAAGTACAACATGCTGGCGCAGCGGCATACCATCAGCTACGACCGGACAACCGGCGCGGTCGATTATACGCTGCGGCCGAGTCGCTCGTTTGCCGACGCCATCCTTCACGAATGGGTGGTTGTGGGTAAGCAGGACGTGGCCAGCATTGACGTCGCCGCTCTTTATGCCATTGCCGATTCGCTGCCGGATGCCCAGCTAGGATATTTCGATTACACCTTCTCGGATGAGAAGCAGCCTCTTGGTGAGCGCATAGCGACGATCGCCAATGTGGCCCGCGTAGACGGCAACAATATCGGCGATGTGCTGACGTTCTGGCGTGATGAGAAAGTGACAAATCCGGATGCGGTTTTTGCGCGCTCAAACATGTTCTGGGATGAGTACAAAGTGGCATGGCAAATGTCTCTACCCGGCGGTTACGACGGCGTGGCGCTGGACTATGTCGACCCCCTGACGAACAAGAAGGCGTACATCTACCTGCAGATCGACAGCAGCGGCATCACTGAGGTTGAGGATGCCACTGTTAACGCGATGCAGATCAGCCTGGACGGTTGCCGAAACGCCACTCAGGCAACCGATAGAGCCTGGCTTGAGGCGAGGAAAATCCTCTACTCGCGCCTGACCATGACGGTGAAAGTACTGGACGAAACGCAAGTTGTGCGCGGTACGGTGGTTCAGTGTCCGGACATGTACGACAACGCGCAGCAGACCGGCTACATCACAGGGAGATCCGGTGACGTATTTTCGACGTCAGAGCGTATCGACTTCTCACTCGGGGATATGTGGGTGGTGATGACCGACAGCCTCGGCAATTACCGCGGGCGCTGGCGAGCCTATCCGGTAAGCGGCAAGCCCAAAGCATTCCAGGCTGCAGCCGATACCTTCGATCTGAACATTTATGACCGTGAAAATGTGCAAAACCCCAGCCGGTATTTCATCGCTACCGACTCGGAACTGAACTCCACAATCTGGCGCGTCGATAGCGCCAAACCCAACGGTGACGATACTCAAACGCTTTCCCTGACTGAGTATTCAGACTCGATTTACCCATAATCAACTTTCGCGCACACCATCGGATTAATACTCTGATGACTTCGTGCGCCTTTTATATAGGGCGACAAGCACATGGCAGAATTACCAACGTCAACGCAAAAGACGGTACCGAGTGATGATATACGGGACCACGTTTATGCGGGCGGAATGCTGGATAAGGTTGTTACCAGCACAGAGTTGAAGTATACCGATCGTCTCGGCGGCGAGCACTACACCGTAGACGGCATGAAGGCTGAAGGAGACAAGGTTGTCGAAGAAACCCGGCAGAACCTGATCCCTCTCAGTCGCCAGTATATGACACTGGCGGCAGCGCAGGCGGACATCGCGAATATTCCAGAAGGCAGCAGCACCTATGTGCGTAGCCCGGACAGCAGCGCGCTGGCTGACGAGTACATGAATGTGGCTGGGACGCTGACAGCAACCGGGCGTAGAATGCCTTCTCAAGCGGCCATCCAGGCAGTTCTTGACTATATCTCATCTCTCATTGCTACTGATGATGCTGATTCTCCTTTACTGACACTTAATGATGAGGCGGGGTTTCGTCTGGCGGCATTCGGCCTGAATGCAATTCAGAGCAATGCGATGACGGCTGAGTATGATGAGTTTATTGATGGTTTTGTGTTCCGGGATAGCGTCGGATTCGTTATTCAGCAAATAGGGACTCCTCTGCTCAGCTCTGTTGACAGTGTTCAGCCTGTCGTTGAGCAGCAGCGATTGGTGACTGAGGCATTCAGTGCTGAGTCTGACGCGGATATTTCTGGTTTTGTATTTCGCGACAGTGTGGGATTTGTCCTGATGAATCTCAATGGTGAGCAAAGCAATCAGAATAACGATGGGGTAGATGACATTTCACGCAGAAATGCAGCAAATCTTGCCGCTGCTGCTGCCGCACGAGACGAAATTAATACGCGTATTGCTCGGCCGGTTTACGATTACAATATTCTGATCACAGACGGCCAGTCGCTGAGTAACGGGACTGAGGGATGGGCAGCACTGAGCAAGGACATTCGCGCTACTCTGAACATTAATATGCTCGGTGACTCCGTCCGGCCAAAAAATGAGAATGGTTCAACATTTACGCCGTTGAACGGAGCTGTAATCAGATCAGCCCGTGCGGTGGTGCAGGATTTAATCGCCCCTCCTGACGGCGGAAACCTTATGACCGATGAGGCTGTGGCCGCGCTGCCGCGTGGCGCTAACAATTTCGGTGAAACCGTCGATATCGGCGCGATGTGGATGTGGCGGGAAATGCAGTTACAGTTCCGGGGAGTGGCAACGGATGAGCGCAAAATTGTGGCCGTTAACTGCGGGGTCGGCGGACAGATTATTGAGCGTCTGTCAAAGGGGCACTCCTGGGGATTCTACAACCGAATCATTTCAGCCGTTACCCAGATTAAAGCTATTGCTGACGCCGAAGGGAAAACCTGCGGCGTGGTTGGTTTTTTATATCTTGGCAATGAATATAACTATGACAGCACAAAAGGAGGGGCGACAGACCGCGCAGAATACAGAGCACTCCTGAGAAAGCTCATTGATGATGTCATTACCGATACTACCGCTATCACCGGGCAGACAGAGCCCCCCCTGACTGTGCTGTATCAGACCAGCGGCAGCTGGACGCGCGACAGCACGAATATGAGCATTGGCGAGGCTCAGCTCGATATCTGTGCAGCAGATGCAAACGTCATGATGGCAGCACCGGCGTATGCCGTCACCGACAAAGGCGGACATCTCGACGCGAATGGCTACCGCTGGCTGGGTATGCAGTTCGGGAAAACGCTGCATCGCGCGATTGACCGTCGCCAGAACTGGCGTCCACTGCAACCCCTGTCAGTCACGCTGAGCGGAACACTCCTGCGTGCTGATTTCCTGGTGTGGAGTCCGCCACTTCAGTTCCGGTCGTGCTACGTGGGGTCATCTCCGACAACGTATGCCGCAAAAGGATTCAGAGTTACTGACGACGCCGGGGACGTTCCGGTGACGCGTGTCGACATTGTAGCCGATACCGTAGTTGATATTACGCTGGGGCGTGAAACGACCGGCGATGTTTATCTATGGTACGCCAGCCAGACCGGAAGTAACGGTAACGGAAATCTGTTTGACAGCGACACAACTGTCGCTGTTGCGAATTACGAATTTCATGAAGGGACGGGGCAATATCCGGAATCAAATATTCCAGAGCTGGTAAACCGTCCATACCCACTGAATAACCCCTGTGTGGCATTTCGTCGCCAGGCAATCGCTATTTAAGGAAAACAAATTATGGGTTCGCGTATTATTGTTCCGGGTTATTTTGGTGATAAAGGCCTGGGTTTTGACCCGCTCGTTCGCCGTGGCCTGAAATATTTGAATTTTTATGGAGAGGCAGATAAAACTGGTCGGAATCTCGCACCGGATGGGGTAGCTGCAACGGTACTGGGTTCGCCTGTTGTGCAGGAAAATGGCGTCCAGTTTACGCCTGCAGGCACATTGCTTGATACGGGTATTCTTCAGCCTCTGGACTTTACTTTTTTCACAATCTTCAACTGTCCGACCCTTTCACAGATTCTGCTGCTCAGCAATTTTAACGGGCCCCGGCAATCTGGCTCAGGAACCACGCAGGGCGTAGTGCTCAGGACGCAGCCCGGATCTACCAGCATGACCCTGAACTTTTCGGTAAACACTCTCAACGGTAGCGCGTCGACGCAGCGTACAGTCGCGCTCGGTGGGTTGCTGGCAAACACAAACTATTTAGTGTGCGCACGTTTTAAATCGGGACAAAAAATGGACTTTCAAATACTGAACAAAGCTCTGTCAGCAGAGAAAACAACAGATATGGGCGACCCGGCGGATTTGGGGGCCAAGTTACGCATAGGTGGTAGTTACCAAATTGACCTGACAAACGCAGGGATTCACAGAATGTCAGCACTACACAACGTTGCGCTAACTGATGATGAAATTACGAAAGCCGGTGCGCAATGGACTGCGTGGGCTAATGCTGTAGGTGTTCCGCTCTAGGGCTTCTGCGGATTGATAGGGAAAATCTGCATTTCTGAGAGGAAAGTCACTGATAACCGAAGACGGCGAAGCGATCGAGGGAGACGCTCTCGACGATGTCACTGTCATCGGTGTCGTGACGTTTACTATCTGCGATGTGCGCCAGGACAGCGCGGTTGTTTAGTTGCTGCCGATAGGGGAAAGAGCTCGTAGCCGCTGTGTCGTAGATGTGGCGTGACAGGAATGCACGATAAAGACATGGATGTATTCAAACGACACGAAACGACACAAAACCGGATGCGAACGCGGAAAACATGTGTGATTACAGTGTGTTATTTAACGCTCTACTTTCTTCTAAGCCGTAGGTCACAGGTTCGAATCCTGTAGGGCGTGCCATTTAATAATCAATCACTTATCAACTTCCTCCAGTCGCTGATTTTTCCTTGTGGGACATATTTGGGACATCTTCTGCAAAAATTTGCAAAAATTGAGTCAATTTGACGTGCGTGCTCAGTTAAATGGTTAGGTGCCAGGTGAGCATATCGACGGACCATTTCGATGATTCTAATGTCTTGTAGTATCTGTCGGACGATGGCCAGTCAGAGTACAGCATTACTGCTCTGTAATATCGAACAGAATGGTTAATGCTGGTTATAGCTGAGTGCAGAATAAGCGCTCTGCAGGAATGTGAAAATATGTTGCCGGTAACAGGCTAATAGTCATTATAGCTTTAGGTTCTGTCTGACTGGGTTAAATATCGCATTTTAAGCTGGCGTGAAGTACAGTTGTTATAGATCAATATTGAACACTATTTGAAAGCATACCCTCGATGTTCATCCACTGCCTGGAAAGATCCGAATGAACATCAAATTCGTCGCCATCTCCGTATTCGCTGTTGTGTGCGTCTTTGCATCAGATATTTCCATCGCCAAATCGAATTCCTTAAGCGATGATCAGGTCAGTCAAAGGATTATTGATGACTCTGTCGCATCCTACCCCGGTACTTGTGCCTGTCCCTTCAATACCGCCCGGAACGGCAGCTCGTGCGGTGGCCGCAGTGCCTGGAGCAAAGCTGGTGGGTACTCACCTATTTGCTACAAGAAAGAGGTAACAAAGGAGATGGTTAAGGCGTGGCGACAAGAGAATCAATGATAACGATCAATATCTGAACCAGGTGATTACTTACACTGGAATAGTTGTTTAAATAATATTAAATGATTATTTCGAATACTGCAGCCCATTTGCAGTAAGCACTGTTCTGGTAGAGGCGGCAGAGGCCACGGCGTATATCTTTTTACCTTGTGATATTTGAACCCAGCAAATCTATTTCCCCTGCCTGATAGACTTAGTGTCACCGTATCCTGTTACTAAGAGCACGGGGCTACCTACTCATAAGACACTTCCTCTTCTTACGAGGAAACCGGTTCAGCGTGTTGTGTGTGGAGACAGTACCCATCAACTCAAACTGATAACAAAAAGTTTAATTTTTTTCCCCGCCGCGCTGACTATAGTTAGGGCACTTTCACTTGCCCAATAAGGTCACGATTATGAAATTAGTTATCGCCTCCGTAATTTCTCTGCTCAGCTTCAGCGCGCTGGCGGCGCCAGAGGGGACGCTCAGCGTACACATTCTTAATCAGCAAACCGGGCTCCCTTCACCGGGGGTGCAGATTGAGCTGGATAAACAGCAGGGGGAGAGCTGGCAGCATATCGCCACCGGTAAAACGGATGCCGATGGGCGGATTAAATCGCTCTATCCGCAGGCGGAGAATATGGAGCCGGGGGTGTATAAAGTGACGTTTAAAACCGGTGACTATTTTAAAAGCCAAAATATGAATACGTTCTTCCCGGTGATTCCGGTTATTTTCAATGTCACAAAGCAAAATCAAAAACTGCATATCCCGCTGCTGCTCAGTCAGTACGGATACTCTACCTACCGCGGCAGCTGATGACCCAAGCCGCTATCCAGCCAACGCCTGCGCGGCTTCCGCAGGCGTCACGCTTTTCTCGCACCACGATGTCCACGCCTAACGCTCGGTCTCTTTCTCTTTAAAGTGTTTAACGGCTTCGTCGTACATCGCCAGCAGGCCGGAAATTTCGCCTTCATATTGCGGCACGCGCTGGGCGCGAACGAGCTCAATCAGCAGCGCATAGGCTGCTTCTTCCGGGGCCGCATGTGGATTGATCAGTCCAGACAT